TCGGCCAGCCACGCGATCGCGGACACGGCCGAAATGTCGAATTGCAGCGGGTCGGTTTCCACCTCCGGGGTCGAAACGCCGAAGTCGTCAAGGATGCCGTTCTTGGAAAGCCAGATGGTCGAGGGCTTGGCCGGCGAATTCGCCCATGCGCTGCGCTCGAGGTAAAATCCGACCAATGACGGATAATTGCCCGTGTACCACGATCCGAGCCGCCACGCCGATTGCGCGGTGGTGGCGCCGAACGCCGTATGCACCTCGGCGTCGACGTTGGTGGTGCTGTTGATGCCGGTGATCTTGGCCGCGCCCCATGCGCCGCCATGGGCGATGCGCACCCATCGCCCGACGTCGGCCGTGGTGAAGCCGGCGCCGCCGTTGATCCCGGTTGTCGAGGATGCGCCGATCGTGATGGTGCCGGTGGTGGCCGACGGCTGCAGGGTGGTCGCGGTGGTGTTCAGCGCGTCATAGGGTCCGTCGACGAACGGGAAGGCCGCGATGCTCCACGACGTCTCGCTGGCCCGGCGCAACACCTGCGGCGGCACGTCCTTGTGCGCGATGTAGATGGCGTCATAGCTCTGCGCGTAGGTGAGTTCCTTTATCTGCTGTTGCGTGTAGATATGCGCAATTTCGTAGGCAACGCCGGGGCTCATGGGGTCCTCGACAAAGCCCCCGTTGGCGAAAAACCGGAAGTAGCCCGCGCCCTGGTAGCCCATTTCAATGGCATAGGCTTGCGTGGTGTCGAAGATGAATTCGATCAGGCGCGCATCGGCGTTCTCGGCCTTGGTCCAGTTCACGAATTGCGTGCCGGATCGCCGCGCCAGCGCGCCGTGGCGCAGCACAAGAAAGTTCTTGGCGTCCTTCAAGGCCAGCCGGAATTGGTCGAGGTCCGTGCGCCCGTGCAGGCGGGGGGTCAAAACACCGCGCGAGAAATTCGGCTGCTGCGGATAGCGAAGCGCCATGATCAGGCGCTCCCGTCCGCCGGCTGGCTGCGCGCGTTATCCCAATCGTCTCCGATCGGCCGCTCCGGGGTGCCCTCCTGCGCGTCGGCCACCTTGGCCTTGCGCTCGGTTTCCTTGTAAAATTCGTTGATCCGATCGAGCAGGCTGGCCTTGCCGGTGATGGAATGGCACACGCGGCGCGCGAGGTTGGCGCCGATCAGGTCGCAAAGCAGCGGCGGCAGGATGCCCAAGCTCTGCACGCGGCGGATCGTTTTCAGGTAGAGCGGCGCCGCCTGGTTGGTCATGATCACGATGTTATCGGCGCCGTCGTTTTCCACGGCATAGGGCACGCTCGGCCCCTCGAAGGCGCCGTTATAGGACAGGTCATAGACCCGCAGGGTTTGCGCCGGCAGCGGGAAAGCATAGGTCCAACCGAATACCGGCGCCGTGGTGGTGGTCGCCAGCTTGGTGCGCACCGTGGCGCAATTCCACGGGTGGCCCTGCAGTTCGGTGTCGAGCGCCAAGCCGAAATTGCGCCGCAGCGAATTGCCGATCTTGCCCGGCTGCGTCGGGCTCGCCAGCGGCGCCTCAAGCAAGAGGTCCACCGCGATGTTCATGATTTCCAGCCGCCCAAGCCCTGCGCCGCCGCTCATGTCACTCCTCCCGCCGCGCTCATTCGTAGGCGTCCCGAAGCGCCATATAGCGCGGCCAAGTCCAGTCGATCGTTTTCTTGGTCCCGAGCGCGGCTTCCCACTCAGAGCCGTTCGGAATGTCTGCCCATGATCGGACCGTCGGCGTCCATTCGGGATCGCCGGCCGTCGCTCCTGCCAAGCTGAAATTGTCCGGGCTTTTCTCGGTGTCGGTATCCTCGACCACCTCTAGCCGGTCGAACCGCACGGCCTCCTGGGCCTCGTAGCGCGCGATCAGGTTTCTGATAAAGGCCGGCCGGTTGCGCGGATTTGCGCCGGCCCAATCCTTGTTAAGCGCCTTGATGGTGTCGCGCCGGATCGGGTGCGGTCCCTGTCCGGTGCCATATTCGGGGTATGATCGCGCCTTGCCGGATGCGCTCGCCTGCTCCAGCGTGGCCGGCGCGTCGATATGGTTGCATGACCCGTAATAGCTGCTTTCGTCGGGGTCGGCCCCGTTCGGCTCCTGCGACACGTTGAAACTCAAAAGCCCCAAAGCCCGGCCGCCTGGCTCCATCACGACGCGCGAAATCGTGATCTTGCCGGACCCCGTATTGGCGCCCGGGTTGTTGTTTGGCTGGCCGACGACGACGCCTCCAAAATTCTGGCCGATATTCGCCGGGATGATCCACGAACAGATGCTTTCAATCCGGTTGTGGGTCTGCTCGGCTTCGCCCCCCTGCGAGCCGGTGGCGATCGGCATACGCTGGTTATGCCCAAGGGACGTCAACCGGCAGACCCCGGTGCGATCGGATGAGTTGCCGGTCTGCAGACCGAAATTGTGGTTGGGGCTCTCGGAATGGTTGTTTTTGACAATCGGCGCGAGCATCAACACGTCCTCGAGCCCAATCTGGAACACCTGCCTATAAATCGACAATGCGTTGTCGCCGGAAAAAATCGAGGTGATATGGCGCCCGGTCCCGCCGAACAGCGGAAAGTCGTTGTCGGCAAGGGCTACGCCCGTCGGCCCAAGCCACCAAAGCGGCGTGCCCTCGTTGCCGGCCTCCACCGAAAAATCGCCAGCGCCCCATGCAAAATAAGCGTGTTCGACCCAATTGAATTTTGCGGCATTGGTCGGGGGATTGTCCTCGAACGTGATGCGGAATTCCGCGCGCTCGAAGCCGACGGGACCGGGCGCCGCAAGGCCGGTCATGAACATCCACGGCTGGCGCCGGTTCCACGCCGATGCGCCAGCGCGCCGCTGAATGATCCCGCTTGTACGCCACAAGGCGAGGATATTCTTGCTTCCTGAAATAGCCCCCCAACTCCCGGGCTCTGGCGATGCGAGGTCGGACGTGGCGGTAATTTCGCTGATCGTGAGCCCGGCGTTTCCTTCCCCGAGCAAGGTATTATACAGGCGATCGGAAATCGTATCGAGCCCCGGCAGGGTTACGCGCGCGGCCGAACCGTAGCCAAGGGGATTGCGCTGGCACCACCAATCCGCGATGTCCTCGGTCTTGTCGGCGCCCATGTAAAAGCACGCCCCGTCAAGCTCGAAATCAAGCCCGTTGCCGCCGCTGCGTCCGCCGATCGTGAGGTCGGATGCGCCGACTGCGGTGAATGCCCCCGAGCCCGCCGTCTCGCTTCCCTCGATCGTGTCGCCGTCGATTTTGAGCGTCAGGGACGGGGTTGCTGCATCCCAAATGACCTGCAGCCAGCAACGATGCTGCCCCTCAACCGGGGTCGGCAGCGCGTCGGCAAAGGTCTTGCTGTAGGCCACGGATGCGCGCGGCGCCGTCCATGTGAGGTCGCGCAAGTCGGCTCCGACGGCAAGCCGGTAGCCGCCGCAATCGAAAATGGTCCCGTCGCCCGTGCGCGTGGCGTCGGCGGTCAGCTTGATCGCAAGAAGCCCGTCCAGCGGGCGCGCGGCGGTCGAGGTCGAGAAACTGATACCGCGCTTTTGCTTGCGCGGGATCGAGATATAGCCGCCGCCCTGGAACGATAGCGTGCGCCGTCCGCGGCTGTCGTCGATCGCCCGGATAGGGTCCTCCGGGGCGCGTTTGTGCGTCACCGTGCCGGCGACGTTGACCGTGCCGGACAGATATTTGTCGGCCACGGAGGCCACGGTGCGCTCGGTTGCGCGCGACACGCTCTCGTCCGGCGCCGAACCGGACGCGGTGATGGTGGCAAAATCGTAGGGGTCAATGACCGGGCCGCCAAGAAATTCGGGGCGGAACCCCGGGTCATTTGGCGGGATCGTCTTGTAAGGATGCCCCTCTGCAAGCAATGCGGATGCCACGATCAAACCCCAAATTTCCAAGCGAAATAGCCTTCGCCAAGCTCCCGCTGGTCCTCGGTGACGGCCGCCAGAACGTGAATTTCGTAGATGTCGCCTTTCCAGTGCGACCCTGGCGTAGTGCCGCTGGATACGTCGCAGCCGATGCCCGAGCGCGAGCCGGACGTGTTGAAGCCGGTCGCAGCCGATGCCGGATTGGCGTCGGCGCCGTCGATGCGGCCATAGAAGTTTGTCCCGCCCTCCTCGTAGCGCGCGCCGACAATATGAGGGCCGTCGAACAGAACGGACGTGTCCGTAAGGCCGGCGCCTGCCGATGTGCGGCAAGTGCGGAAACGGCTCGCGGACCCGCCGATCGTCACTTTGTCAAGTTCGCGCGCCGCGCCAGCGGTCGAGGTGCCATAGCTGAACAGCGCCCGCGTTGCGGTGTCGAGCGCGCCGGCACCGCCGTCCTGGCTGGCAAAGGCGAAGATGCCGCCCTCCGCGGTGCCGACGGGCCATGTGCCCGGCAAGGCCGCGGTTGCAAAAAATCGCTGGTCCGTGCCGTTGAAGCGGACGCAAGGCTTGCCGTTTAAGCCTGTGACAACGGTAGGCGACCCGGCGGCGGTCAGGGTGCGGCCGGTAATTTCGCAGGCCCATGACGATGCGATCCCGCCGGCATGAACGAGGCCAGCGCCATCGGCCTTGAACAGCCCGACAAGCGCGGCGCCATAGAAGTCCTCGGGCGGGAATTCCGAATAGTCGATGGTGTCGGCGGCAAGCCGCAGCCTGCGCCGTCGCTTGCGCGCGAAATACAGGGCCGCCTGCTGCTGGCCGGTCAATCCCATGTGAAAAAGGCGGGACCGAAGCCCCGCCCCTCCTGGTTGTCGATCAGCGTTCCTTGAGCGCGAAAACGTAATCCACGCTCATGATCTTGGCGACGGCTTCGCCGTTCTGGATGCCGAAGCTGATGGCAAGCTCCTCGTCGTCCGGCACGTTGGTCAGGGCCGCCCGCGCGACGGAAACGCCGTCGATGAACGCCTTGATATGATCGTCGCCGTCATAGACGAATTCCGCCACGACATAGGTATCGGTCACCATTTCGTGGCAGTCGACCACGGTTTCCGTGCCGTTCTTGCAGACCACAAGCTGCAGGGTGTTATCCCCGTCCGACTTGCGGAAGAAAATGCCATCCGACACGGCCAGCGGGGTCGTGTCCGTGATCTGCAGCCCGGCAACGAGGTCGCACTGTGCGGCATCGCTCACCTTGAAGCGGATTTTGAAGTGCAGCCGTTTGCCCGCGACGTATTTGAAGCTTTCCTTCGCGTGCTGGTAGAAATCGCTGTCGTCGTCGGCCGCGTCGTTGGTGATGACCAGCACGCCGCCGTCGGCATTTCCGATCGCCTCGGTGGCACTGCCAGCGCCGGCCTCGACCGTCGTGAGGGTCCAGTCGCCTGCGGTGTACTTGTCGAAGTCGTCGAAAAAAATGTGGTAGAGGGTCGGATCATAGGCAAAGCGCATAGTGGCCTCCTATTGGATGGCCCCGGCCGCGGGATTGCGGCCGGGTCGCACGCAAGGTTTACCGCAGCACCCGGTTCGGGCTCGGGGGCTGCGCGATCATGCGGTCCTGGTTGGCCTTGGCGAGGTCCACCGGCAGGGCGCGCAAAAGCTTCTTCTTGCCGTGCAAGCCGATCAGGCGCTCCAAGCCGGCCAGCGGCTCGTTCTCGCGCATGATCTTCTTCTGCTCGATCGCCAGCCGGTTGCACTCCAGCAAGCTCGGCGTGCCGCCCTTGGGGGCGCCAGCCTTCACGGGCTCGGAATTGGCCGCAGCGTCGGCCGCGGCCTGCACCTTGGTTTCGTCGACGGTCTTGCGCCTGGGCGCCTGCACCGTCTTGACGTTCTTCGGGGCGGCCGTCGCCTCGTCCTCGTCGGCCGGATTGAGGTCTTGCGTCTCGGGCAGGTTGGCCGCCTGGGCCTTCTGCTCCTCGGTCGGCGCCTTGTCCGGGTTCGGCACCTTGGTCACGTTCTTTGCCATGGCTTCGTTCCTTTGGCTGTTGCGGTAGCCGGCGGGCTTCCCCGCCGGCCGTTGATCCGGGCTGCGATCAGCCGTTGGTGACAAGGGCCGCAAGCATGATCTGCTTGCGCTCGGGATAGACGCGATCCCAATTCGCGGCCAACTGGCATTCGCTGTTGGTCGGGAAGTCGGCACCGCGATTGGTGTCCGTCCACTTGAAGCCGTAGGGGTGCATGATGTACTGGCGCCGGGTCCAGAGTTCCTCGACGCCCATGCCGTTGCCGGCCGACGGGTCGCTGTCCGTCTCGACGGGCTTGTCCACCGGGCTTTCGCCCCATGCGATCGAGCCGCGCCCAAGCAGATAGGTCCAATACTCGATGCGGTTTGCGCCCTGCACTTTGCGCACGCCGTCGTCCTTGATCACCTTGTAGCCAAGGTAGGTCGGGAATTTGACCTTGCCGTCGCTGTTCGGGATGAAGTCGATCAGGTTCTGCTCGGCCAAGTTCTTGTAAACCCGGCTGTGCATGATGATCACCTCGAGCGCGTCAGAGGCATCGCCCATGGTCTGTGCGGCCTCGAGGATGGCATCGGCGGACACAAGCTCGGCCGCAGTCACGGCGGAACCGCTGTCGGTGCCGATGTCATAGATCATGTCGCTGCTGTCGTTGTCAGCGTTGTCCGCGAAAATGCCGGTCAGGATCGCGGTCAGGTGGCGCTGGTAGGCGCGCGTCCAGTAAGCCGAAACACGCTGCAGGATGCGCTGCATCGGGTCCGACCCGGCCAGTTCGGCGGTCAGCTTGGCAGCCGCCCACCCCTTGGTCCGAATGTTGCGGATCGCGAGCGCCCGGTTTGCGTCCACCTTGGACGGCGTGCCGTGCTGCTCGGGATCGTCGGATGCGATGTCCGGCTCGCTGTCGTCGAGGTCATTCCAGAACGGCACGTTGGTCGTCAGACCACCGCCGGCCAGAAACTGGCTCAACATCGGGTCGGGTCGCAGAATGCCACTCTCGAAAATGGCGCTCTTGGTCGTGGTTTCAACCGAAAGATAGCGGTTGAACACCGAAGGCACGATCACGTCGGAAAGGCGCGTAGTCATCGGATTTCCCCGTCAGACTGTGCGCGCTCCTGTTCCTTGCTGCAGCCTCCTTAAAGCTGCCATTCTGCCGGGTTGTGGCCGGCCGCTCGGATCAGGGCACGCGCTCGATCCGGGTCCTTTTTGATAATCTCGCCCTGCTTCTCCATGTCCATGGTCGCGTCGGCAAACGGGTTCTTGTAGTCCCCGGCGCCGCCGTAAACCGCGTCCTCCTGGAAAAGCTGCTTCCCGACCTGTGCCAGCATCTTCGCCACAAGCGGCGCCTTCACATAGCCGTTGGGGTCCATGGCGCCGATTTCCTTCAATTCGGAAAGCAGCGCGTCCCCGCCGAATTGGCGGACGGCCCGATTGGCTAGTTCAAGGTTGCGCTTGTAGGCTTCGCTGTTCTCGTCGCCGCCATACTCCTTGACGATCTGTTCATGGGCCTTTGCCACCTTCTCGGCGTTCGCGGCCTGGAGGGCCTCTTTCGCCTTGTGGCTGCCCGTGAATACCTCGTCATGGATGATCGCCGCCTGCCGTGGCGTAAGGCCGGCCTTGTGAAAGACCCCCTTCATCTGCTCGGCGGTATCGGCGTCATAGGCTGTTTCGGGGAGGTCTTTCGGCCGCTCCAGCTTGTATTCTGCAGCGGATTTCGGACGCCCCATGCGATCGAAAATGCCATCCCATGCGGTGGGATCGGCGGTCGGCTCGGGCAAGAAAATTGCGCCCCCCATCTTCCGCTCAAGCTCGGCATAGCTTCGCAGCGCGGCGTCAGGATTGGCCCAATTTTTGGTTTTCACCAGTTCCTGGTTCTCTGGCAATGCCAGACCAGTCCACGGGGAAGTTCCGGCACCGTTGTTGCTCGAGGACCCGTTTCCCAAGCCGGCGCCATTTGCGCCGTCACCCGGGTTGCCCGTGCCAGCGCCAGCCCCGTTTTCCGGGGCATAGGCGATGCGCGGACCCAATGGACGGTTAATCATCGTCAAAACTACCTTCTGCGTTGTCGGCTGCGCCTTCGCGGCGGGCGGCCATTTGCAGACCGCTCTCCTGCTCGGCTGTCAGCGTCAGTTGACCGTGAATGTGGCCGAACGCGGCCCGCATTCCCTCACTGTAACGCAACACATCCGCGGGAACGTCCCTCGGGTAAAACTTGAAGAAGCCCGTATAACTCGCCAAGTCGGAAAGCACAATCTCTTGGTCCGCCCTGGTCGGATGGCCTGTGAACACGGCTTTGTAGGCTTGCGCCAGCCGTAGCTCGGCCGCGGCCCCGCGACGGGTGCCCGGCTTGAACATCTGCGCGATCGAGTTGAACCATGCCATCACGCGGCCCTACGCGGCGGCGCCACGCGCTGCGGCGGCGGTTCCTCGCTGCCGGCGTCGACCATGCCCGGGCCAAGCCTCTGCGCCACGCCGGCCACGGCCTCGGCGCCGACGGCCGCCTGCTGCGCCGCTTCGCCCTCGGCGCGCAATGCCTCGGCCTCGACCTGGCGGGCCTGCTCGGCCGCGCGCTGCTCGCGGGTGGCGGCCACCTCCTCGCGGCGCAACAGGATGCGCTGCGGCGCCCCGGTCACCTCGACGCTGATGCGCGCAATCTCGTCGCCGTCGAAATTGTCCATCACTTCGGGCTTGGTCTGTGCCAGCGGCAACACGATGTCGAGGCTCTGCCGGATGCCGATAAGCTCGCTGGCGCGGCGGATGCGATCGAGCGGGCTGGTCATCTTGGCGCCGAACGATCGGCCGCCCAAGCTGCGCGGTGGCGTCAGCGCGGTGCCTTCCTCGTAAACGCCATAGCGGCCAAGGATCGCCGTTTCGCGGTCCACCATCTGGCCCATGGTCGCCTGGATGCGCGACCCGGCCGGCCCAAGCAATTCGCCCTTCTCGTTCGCCCGGATCATGGCCTCGGTGGCGGTCATCTGCGGGTTCTGGACGAGGATGGCGAACAGCCGCAAATACAGCGCGTTTTCCACCATTTCGCGCTTGCCCTGCACGAATTCGTTGAACACCTGGGGCAATTGCGCCGTGTGGATCGGCGCGACCAGCGGCTTGCCCTCCGCGGTCATCATGTTGAAGTTCACGGCGCGCGGATTGAAATTCATCCGCTGCTTGATGCCGTCGTGGGCCACCGCCAGCGGCGGGTCGGCCATCATCTGATGGACCCGCAGCCCGGTCTTGCCCATGGCCTGCAGGGCCTTCACCTCGGCCAGCGCGAACATCAACGCGCTTTCGCTATACGCGATGTCGCTTTGGTTCCACGCATAGACGACAAACGGGAATTCGTGGAAACCACCGGCCCGGATGACGTGCCGGGTTTCCATTTCGATGTAGGCCGACGCGCACTCGCCGGCCGCGATGCCCATGGCGCCGGGGCGCCGATCGGTCTGCGGATAGACGGAATGCAGCACCGGAAAGGTCTGATATTGCTTGGCCGGGTCGGCCGCGTATTCCTTCACCTTGGCCGACACAGCCTCGCCCCACCGCTGCATCATGACGCGGGCGCTGATGTTCTCGAGGAAATCGAGGCTGTCCGTGTTGCCCTGCTTGTTCTGCTCGATCCAGCATTTGGTGATCGGCAAATAGCGATAGGTATAGGGCACCTCGATGCCCCCGGCGCCCATGGCGTCCTCGATAAAGCCGACGCCATTTCCGAGCGCCACGGTCGCCCGCAGCGCGCGCTGGTGCATGTTCACAAAGCCGGATCGCGGATCGTAGCGAACGGTAAACAGGTAATCCCGGTATTTCTCGAAATATTCCTTTTCCTCGTCCGTCGGGTCGATCGCAAAGGTGTCATCGGCCGCCAGCCCGTGCCACTTGTCGGACTGCGGCGTCGTGAGGCTTTCCATGCCGCTGGATAGGCGGTCCACGCCCATGACGGCCGTGCTGTCATACAGCTTGCGGCCCCTGGCATCGGCGCGCGGCGCCTGCATCATCCGCTCGGCCGAATTCAGATAGTCGCCCGGCGTGAATTCTTCGTGCAGGGGCAGCGCCAGCTTGATGCAATCGAGCCAGACCGGCTCGACCAGCGTGCGCTTGACGCGCTTGCCTTCGTGCGCCTTGATGCAATCGTCAGCGTGCCCCATGGGCTCGTTACCCCCCGAGCCTGGTCCGGCCGCCCGATCCGCCGCCCAAGCTGTAGGCGCTCGATTGCACCACGTTGGACCCGAATGCGGGATCGCCGAACACGCCGGAAATCACGGTGGCGCGGCGACCGCGGCGCCGCTCCTCCTCCTTGGCGTTGGCTACCAGCCGCTCCTGGGCGGCATCGGCGCGGCGCTGCTCCTCCTGGCGCTGGATTTCGGCGGCGCTCGGTCCCTTCGGCGGGCCTTCATTGACGGCGCCGCTCTCGGCTTCCGAGCCCTGCCCCCAAATCTTGCGCACCTTCTTGTTGTAGAGGTCGGAAAGCGCGTTAAAGCACATGCAAGCCTCCTTTGTAGTGCTGTGGCCCGCCTGGGCGCCCGCCGGCCGGCGCAAGGCCAAGCACGCGGAACCACCGCTCCACCTCGGGATGCGGCGATAGGGTCGAGGCGAGGAAAGCGTGTTCGGGATACTCGTTGAAAATGGCCGCGACGGCCTGGCGCATGAATAGCGCGGCGCGCGCCCCGAGCGCGAAAAAGTCATCCTTGGCAGCGAAGTCGGTATGCCGGACGCCCTTCGGCCCCGGGCTATGGACCAGCACCGCGATCGGCCGGCCGTTGGCGGTGATGGCGATGCCGTAGCCGGCGATCAGGCTTTCGGTGAAGCCTTCGATCCACTCGTCCTCGGCCAAGGTGCTGGCGCCGATTTCGGCGCGCGTGATCCCGCCGGCATTGGCGATCACGTCGGCAATGTCGTCGATCGTGGCTTCGCGCGTGGCAAGGAAAGGGCTCAATTGCACCCCCGTTTCATGTGAAACATGCACGGGCTCGCCCTCGCCTATGGCGCGGCCTTCCGTTGCCGGCGCAATGAATAGCCCCGTTCGGGCTGCGTCGTCAAATGCTTGGCTGTGGATGCTAATGCAGCGCCGGAACAAGCTTGATCACGGGCGCCCCGGCCTCGCGGACCGGCGTGCCGATCGTGGCCTCGAAGCCCATGAAATCGGCGTGCGGGGTCATTTCGACCCGGGTGGGCGGCCAACGGGCCTCGAGCTTGTTTAGCTCGATCGTGCGGTGGAATTGCGCCACCACGCTCTCGAGGATTTGCGGCAGGGACCGCTTGCCGATCACCACGCCGCAGCGGAACGTGAAGCTCTGCGCAAGCTCGCCCTTGGAATAGACCGGGGTATGCGCTTGAAGCCTGCCGCTTTCCAGCTTTGCCATGCTTATAGTCCTATGGGCCCTGTGATCTTATGACTATATTCCAGAAGCTAAGTTATTGAAATCCCACCGCTATCTTGGTCGAAAAAATCGACATGGGATCATGGTTATCGTTATCTGCCTGTTTTCCCTTACGAATTTCTGCAAGCATGTGCAGCACCTCTCCGACGTGCTTCATGGTCAGCCGATGGACCTGCGGCGCGTCGTCGACCCATACATGGCCGCCCGGGACGTCGACGTTTTCCACCTGCCGATCGGTGTTGTGCTTCTCGATCGCGCCGGCAAAGTCGTTGCACGGCTCGAGGTTGCCGCCGCCAAGCTGGAACCACCATGTCCGCTGCCAGCCGATCGCCGCCTGCACGTTGCGCGGGACGCACAAGACCAGCGGCGTCGGATCGTAGGCAAAGACCGCGGCCACGGGGATGCCCTTGTCGAGTAGCCGGGTGGCTATGCGCACCGCGGCGTTGGCGCCAAGGCTGTGGCCTATCAGGATGATCGGCTTGCCGTCGATCTTGTAGTTTGCCTCCGCGGTCGCCAGCACCGCGCGCCATTGCCAGTGCGTGCGCTCGTAAGTCCTGACGGTCGGGTGCTTGGCCGCCACCTCGCGCATGACGTCGTAAACCCCGAGCGAAAAGCCCAACAGCTTGCCGGCCAGCCCGGTCATGCCGTACATGCGCACCTCGACGGCGGGTGGCGGCTCGGCCTGCGTCGTGATGATCGGGACGCCACCGCCCGTCACCTTCTGCCCTGGCGCCGGCAGGGTGAGCGCGGCCAGCCATATGGCCGGGATCAGGAAAAAGGCCAGAAACCAGCGTCGAACCGTCATCCTCAATCCTCCCAATTGAGCGGATCGGCGGGTTCCGCTGTCGTCCCCATCTTGTTGCGGTCGCCCTTCCGCATGGCCTGCGCGATACCATAGAAGCCGCGCCGCCACCATGCCATCACGATCGCGTCGGCCTCGTCCACCGTGGTTCCGAGCCGCTTTTCGATGTCCTCTTTGTCCTCGACGTAAAGCTCATTGCCCTTGATTTCAAAGCGCGGGGTGCAAAGCTGCGCCTTCACCTTGGGGTCCGGCGGCAGGGCGATGTCCTCCTTGCTCTCCGGGTCCAGCCCCTCGCGGAATTGCCAGTACATTTGCGCCCGCAGGTTGCCGAATTTGAATTTGTGGTCCTTCGTCGTCTTGCCGGACTTGGCCGAAAACACGCATGGCGCCACGTCGATGTCCATGGCCTGGAGGTGGTCGCGCGCGCTGATGCCCCATCCGCCGGTCAAATCCAGCGTCACCTCGGCCATGCCGCGGCGGTGCTGGATGATCAGGGCCGCGATGCTCGGCCCGTTCGGGGTGTTGCGGCCGGGCTCGCGGATCATTTCGTCAAACCATGTGCCCCAAAGCCGGGCGATCGAGGTGTTCGCCAGCCCGCCCTGGGCGACGTCGCACGCGATCGCGGTCATGGAAACCTTGGGCTTGCCGCGCTTCCATCGCTCATTGGCCGCGTCGACCCATGCCCCCGGGATGATCTGCTGCGCATGGTCGCGCCGGCCGGTCATGAAATTGCCGGTCAGCATGGCGGTCCGCCACGGCTCTTGAAGCTGCATGATCTGCGCTTCGTAGCCGGTGCCGGCCAGATACGGGTTGTTTTTCAGGAACGAGGGAATGAACGTCCGCGACATGGCCATGATCGGCCGGGGCTCGCCCTCGACCTGGTACCAGCCCGGACCCTCAACCCATATCGTCTCGCCCTGCTCGCTGATGATCGCCCATAGAAGCTCGCCCGGCTTCACGGTTCCATATTTCGGATGCAACGGATTGAGCCATGGGGCAAACCAGTCGATCAACCACTCGCCCTCGCCACCGACCGGTGGATTGCTGCCGATGATCACCCGGCGCCGCACCACGCTGCCGTCCTGCTTGCGCGCGGATCGCAGCCATCCGATCACAAAGCGGACCTTGTGTTCCTCAATCTGCGCGCCCTCGTCGAAGGCGATCAGGTCATGGGGCCGGCCCTGCCAGTCCTGCTCGTCGCCCGGGCGGCCAAGGTGGCCTAGCTCGATAACCTGTTCGCCCTGCTTCAAATAGCTTTTCTGGCCGTTCCAGCCGGCGCGGCTGCGATTGAGGTGCAACAGGCGGTTCTCGATGTCCCGCAGGTCCATGCTCTGCCGGCGGAATATCACGCTCTTTTCGTGGCTCTCGAGCGCCAGCCCGATGATCAGGTCCGTCTTGCCACCGCCCGCGGCGCCGCCGAACAGCATGATCTGCGCCGGGGAATAGAATGCTTCCACCTGGGGCTTGTTGCGCGGGTCCGGGCGCCACTTGGCGGCAAGCTCCTCGGCCAGCCCGTCCTCAAGCTCGGCCTGCTTCTCGGCCGGCATGGCCGCAATCTTCGCGGCAAGCTCTGCCACGATGTCGCGGTCCTCGTTCATGGGCGATAGTGCGGCGATGTCAGTCCGCCAGCGATCATATCGAGCGCGATCTGGCGATTGCGCTGCTGCGAGCGGTCAGTCTTGCACTCGGCCACAAGCCCGGATGGAATATGCGTCACGCGCACGCCGGTTTCTGAGCCTACATGCTGGCCGCCGGGCGGTCTGGTCAATGCCTCGACCTTCAAGTCCTCCTCGCGGATCATGCCGGCGGTATCCTCCCGATCACCACCACCCGGATATTCGGGTCAAACTGCTCGCGCGCGCGCTGCGCCTCGGCTTCGTTGGCTGCAAAGAAAGTAAGGACCTCGCGGCCGGCCAGCACCCGGCCGACGTCCGCGGCCATGGCGTCCATCAATTCGCGGATATGTGCGATTTCGAGGTAGTGCGCGTCGACGGGGAGGGGCTGCACCTCGTCGATACCCTGGCGGCCGTCGGATCGGTGGTCAGCGGGCATCGGTCATGGCACCTGTTCTTGGCGTTGATCTGCTCCCGCGGCACGGAAACGCCGCACCGCGGGCACTTTACGGTGTCCTTCACGCCTCGTTCCAAAGGCGCTCGCTCATGCGCTCGAACATGCCGCGGAACCGCTCTCCGATCCAGACGACAAGGCGCCACGGGAATTTCAGGACTTGCCACGCCAGCGACCACGGCCAAAGGCCGATCCAGCCGGCAATGCGCTCCTTGTTCTCGTTCCACGCCGGCCGCTTGGTCTTGGCCCATTCCGCGAAGCTTTCATGCGCCGGGGAAAGCTGATTGGGACCTGCGACCGGACGCGGGTTCGCCGTATAGATTTTGTAGGTTTCGGCCGCCTCCGTCTTGCGCTGCCTGATTAGCCCCCGCCATTTGCGGATCGCATAGGCCACGCCGATCGCGAAATAGAGCGGGATCAGCAACAGCGCCCATGGTGACACATGCGCAGGCGCGTCGGTGAACAGGAACATCGCCAGCAAAGCAATGCCGGCGATAACGAGTGCCCCCACCTCGTTGTCCTTTGACGTCGCGATCGCGACCAGCCCGGCGGCTACGCCGGCCACAAGCCAGAATATCAGCCCTGAAACCTGCAGGAATTCAGCCAGCATCGGAAGTCCCCTTTGGAAATGGCTCGTCGGGATTGACGGCCTCGAATTGCTCGCACGCCTTCACAATCCAGCCGATCAGCGCCTCCTGGCGCCGCAAATCGGTGGCACCATAGAAGCCGGCGGCGATTTGCGCCACCGTCGCGCCTTCGCTGTCCTTCACCACGACAAGCTGCGCCGATGTCGGGTTGCGCCTGGTCGCGACGAATTTCACGGCGTCACGGTTATCACGACGGCGATATTTTCCGTCACCTTCGCGCCCACGTTGATCGGGGTGCCAAGCTCCATTGCTTGATCAACCGCATGAAAGGCCAGCTTCTCGGTCATCTGCTGCGCCAGCGCGGTCTGCTGCATCAAAGCGTCGATCCCCTTCTGGCCCTCGGCCACTTCAATTTCGACTTCCACCTTGATCTTCAATGCCGCGTCTCCTCCTGTTTGGCACGGGCGGCCTCGGCCTTTTCCCGCGCTGCTCGCTCCACGATGCCAAGCATGGCCTTGGCAAGCTCCTCGGCGCTCCTCGAGCCGGTGCGGGTCTTTTCCGCGCGGTCCTTCTCGACGGGATCGACGATCGCCTTTTCCTCCAGCCCGAACACCTGCCGTTCCAGTTTAACGACGTTGCCCAAGGCCCCGGAAAGATTAACCAAAGTCTTGACGCGGTTCGGCAGGGTCAACGCCTGTTTCAGCATCGCGCGCTCCATCGCGCCAGCCATGCCGCCCCCGGCCATCACATGCTCGATCAGTTGCTCGATCGCCCCGCGGTACAGCGTTTGATCGTTCAATTCGGCCAGCATCCGCTCCACAAGGTCGCGCGCCTCTGCAATGTCCTTGCGATGGGTCAGCACCACCTCGATCGAGCGCCGGGCCGCGTGGTCGATCGTTTCCTCCTCGGCCGCCTTCGCCTCGGCCTGGGCCTTCTCGTCTTGCGGACCGGGCTGCGGACCGATCACGGGGACGAGGGCATTGCGGACCCTGCGGTCCACCTCGGGCTCAAGGTCGCGCGTCCAGCCGCCCTTGTCCGCCCGCTTGCGGATCGCCTTCTCGTCAACACCATGATTTGCTGCGATCTGTCGGATGGACAGCTTGCCGGCGCGGTATTCGGCCTCGATGGCCTTCCAGTCGACGCCCGGCTTGGGCTTTCTCGCCACCTTTTCGATCCTCCGGGGTTGCCCTCTCGGACCCCTATGGGTTGGACGCCACGCCCTCGCCCTCGACATTCCCCGCCGGGACGGAAGGGTCCGCCGTAAGGCTGGTATGCGCGACGTCCGCGCCCTCTATCGCTGCTTCGCGCCCTTGCGTCAACGATTGCCGCATGACTTCAACCTGTCGGCGGGCCATCTTCAACCGCTTTCGAGGCCCGATCTTGCCGCCACCTGGAGGCCACGCGGCCGGGTGCAGCATCATCGCGACCAGCGCCAGCATGATCCGCTTGTGGATTTCCGGCGCCGTCCGGTCGCGCCACGAATTGCAGAACACGCACGCCATCACGACGTTTTCCCCGTCCCCTCCGCCCTCTGCGCGCCGAACGAGGTGTTCGCGGCTGGCGCGCATGAAATTTGTCCGCTCCATGAACGCCGGATCGTCCTCGGTCACCTGCAGCCGCTTGAGCCTCTGCCGGCGGCTTTCCTTGTGCCCCGGTATCCATGCGGGCTGCTCGCAATAGCAGCATAGCCCGTGCTGCTTGCGGTAATGCTTCGTCAAAAGGCTTGCCATTTCTAGTGCTTGACGGCGCCTGTTGAACCTTTTTGTCCGCTAAGGGCTGCGTGCCTCGCCCACTGCCGGCGGATTTGCCGCTCCAGCGCCTCGGTCCCGATCTTGACCATTCGATCCTCAGTCATGTCGTCGTTGCGGAAATGCACAAGCATCTGCGCCAGCGCCTTGGTGATGGCAAGCGCGTCATCGGGTGGTGAAAATGGCGCCGCAGCCTCCGCGCGCGCCGTGATGGCCTCCCATATCAGGCAGTGCATACAGTCCTCGAGCGGGTTGAACGGTAACGATGTCTTGGACGCCCGCTTCGCTGCGGCTACCGCCTCCACCGCCATCCTGATTTCCGGCCTGCCGGCCGCCTCCACCACCTCGTCGTCCGTCAGATTGCGCAGCTTGGTCACCCCCTCGCAGAACACTTGGAGGTGGCAGCAATCCATGCAAATCGTGAGGTCGCCATCCTTCGGCCCCTCGGTCGAGCCGACGCCCGTGCTGGCTGTCTGCTGCGCCCCGCAATAGACGCAAACCAGCGGCGCCTTGTGTTCCGTCGTTCCCTGCAAGCTCATGGTTTCTCCCTCCTGTGAAACTTCCTGCTGCGCAGCTTCCGGCCCTTCGGCCAGCGGCTCCGCTTCAACCTGTCGAGCATGTCCCGGCCCTCGCCGGTCTGCGGCGTGACGACGTGCTGAAAGCCGATCGTCGTCCCCATTGGTGGCGGTGGGTCGATCGTGATGCGCATGACGGTTTCGACGTCCATCCGGCGTTCGGCCTCGATCAGCGCCGCGACGGCGCGCTCCAGCTTCTTCGCCTTCCTGCGGACCTTGGCGACCTTGTTCTTGCTGCTGCCGGCGCTCGTGGCGCCCCTGGGGCCGTTCGTGTGGCGATCGTGGCAGCCCTGATAGCCGTCCACGTCCTCGTCGATCAGCGCGCTGATGTTGCGCACCGCCGTCGCGCCCCCGAGCGCGTATTCGTCCCAATGGTGAAACGCGATCTTGCGGCCCTTCAAGCTACGGCCGCACCCGCAGCCGCATAGGGCCTGCTCCTGCAGGATCGCCACCTGCTGCGAAAGGTTCGGCCGGCGGGTCATGATGTCCTCGCCGGCCGCATGATCTTCCCGCAGCGGCATGGTGTGAAATACGGCGCGGGCTCGCCGGCCGGCGCCACAACGGTCGCCGTGTGGCCGCAGCCCTCGGCCCGGCATTCGAAGCCATACCGCCCCCGGATCGGCGTCGGATCGCAGATGTAGCGATGCACCTGGGCGGTCATTGCCGCTCCTTGGGCTGCGCCTTCGCCTGGCGGCGGCCCTTGGCGGCCTCCTCGCGCTGGCGCCACCGTCTTGCAAGGCGCTCGTCCCGCTGCTTCGCCCGGCCGATCACTGTGCGCTTGGCCTTCATCGTTCCTCCTCCGTCGGCGCCGGCAGCCATTCGATCGGCACAAGCTTGTTGCGCCGCAGGACATAGACGGCCTTCTGCGTTGCGACGAAAATTTTACCCTTGAATTCGAGCATCGCCACGACGGGCGCCGGGGCCTCGACGATCATCCGGGTGCCTGCTATGCGCTTCATAGCCACTCCATGTCCCGCAGGAACCTCACCCGGACCAGCCCGGCGATGTAGGTCTGCTGGCGAATGTCGATCGAGGTGAACGGCAAACGATGCGCAAGGCCGTCGCGCACCGAAAGCCTGACGGCACGTTCCCCGCGCGCGGTCCTCGCCACGATATGGAATTCCACGTCGTCAAACTCGGCGCCGTTGGCCTGCAAATGCGCCACCGCCTCTGCCAGTCCTGTAATCATCGTCCCTCCCGCATGGCGCGTGCAATCCGCTCGGTGGCCCGGTCGCGCGCCGCGTCCGATGGCCCGGTTTCAAGAATGCCGATCACCTCGGCCGCTACCGCCGCAGCCGCCAGCCGCGCCGCGAACAGGTCATCCCTGCCGGACCTGGCCGAATACTCGTCGATCACCTGCTCCAGAATTTGGGTCTGCCGATCGGCGTCTCGCTGTTTCAGGGTGCCCTTGGCAATCCAGCCCGGATAAAGCCGGCGCCGCATGGCAAGCTCGCGGCGTAGCTCCCCAAGGATTTCGGTGATGTGGAACAGGGGGCGGGTCATGGTTTTTGCCTCCGCCACCGTAGCCATCTGGCTACCCCAACACAGAAAGCGAATACCATGATGCCAAGCCACGTTGACGCGGCGATCCCGACGGCAATCCACGCCCATTGTTCAAGGTCAGTCATGTGCGCAATCCTTGCAGAAATGGCTCCAAACCGTGCCGACGGACCCGCTGAAAGACTTGGCCTGCCAGCCCTCGCGCTGGCGTATCCCGTTGGCTACCTCAAAATCCTTCGTGTTGGTATCCAGCACTTCGCCGCACCCCTCGCACTCGAAGGAAATCAGCCCGCCCTTGCCGCGGTCCATCATGTCTTGGTCCCCCTGGGTATGCCGTGGCGCTCGAACATGTAGGCCAGCCGGGCCACGGTCGGCGGCACCTTGCGGCGCTCCGTCTCGAACCGCTGCACGATCACATACAGGGCCTTGGCGCTGCCGACATATCCGAGCGCCTTGGCGAACGCCGTGGCCGTGGCGCCGCAGCCCTCGCGGATTTGCTGGAAGCGCCGGCCGGTCATGTCGCTGGAAAACACCTTGCCGGTCGGCTGCGGGGCGCCTATATCCGGCGCCTTGCTGCCCCCTGATGGAAGCGCGGCCCGCGCTCCCCCCTCGTCCTTCTTTGCCGCGCGGGCCGCGCACATCGCGCTGCAATGCAGCCCGGCGCCCTTGTGCCCCCAATGGCCTGTCCGGTAGGTGTAGCCGGTCACAAGCCCTTTCTTCGATCCGCGGTCGGAAACCTGCCATTGCTCGATTTCCTCGAGGCGGCCGTCCTTGTTGGCAAACCAGCGCGCCATGGCCTCGGTGTGGTATTCGAGGCGGCCGGTCTTGGGGTCGAGAAAACTCTGGCTGCGCGTGTGCGGCGGTAGCTCGGCGCCGCAAACCTGGCAGGGTCGGGTGGTCATGCCGGCGGCCTCCTGGTTGCGATGTAATGCACGATCGCGACGCCCTCGTCGTAGCTCTCGCGGCATTTCCTGATGGCGTGGCGGGCGCGCGCGGCGGCGATCGTGTTGTCGGTCGCCGCGGCCTCTTTCAACTCGTCCAGCCGCGCCCGCGCCCGGTTGATCCGCTCGGCCGCGGCTCGAAGCCGGCGACAGTCCTCCAGCGTCATCATTTGCCGGCCGCGGCCTCCACGAATAGCTCGGCCACCTTCGCCACGATCGAGCGCAGCGGCGGCGGCAGCTTGCCATAGGCCACGGCCAGCGCCAGCCCCTCGCGGGTCAGCGCAAGCTCGGCAATCGGATCACCATAGGGCGGGCCACCGATTACAGGCGTCATGCCCTCGTAAAACCAGCCTGGCGACACGTCCAGCGCGTGCGCGATCTGCACCATGCGGCTGCCGCCGATCCGGTTGGTGCCCTTCTCGTATTTCTGCACCTGCTGGAACGTGAGCCCGAGCGCGTCCCCGAGTTTTTCCTGGCTCATGCCAAGCATCATCCGGCGCATTCGGACCTTGGCGCCGATCGCCTTGTCCACGGGGTTTAGGGTCTTGGGCATTGAATTCCTCCATCTGAAAATTGCGCCCGGCGTCGGGCTGTAGCCGGTGGCGCCGGGCAGGGCGGTCATGATGCGCGGTCGGTCTTGTGGATCGCGCGAAACAGCGCGGTCCAGCTTTTCGTGCGGATCACCCGCACCCCGTTGCGATAGAAGGCCAGCCATTCGGGCTTGATCGGATCGAGCCGCAGGACGCCAATCGTGTCGTTGCTGGCCGCGCACTTGACCAGCGTGCCGTCGGTCCCGAGCGGCACGAAATTGTAGGCGTAAACGATGCCGCGCTTGCTCATTGGCTTTGCGCCCATTTCATCGCCTCGATGATCGCGGCCACCTGCCGGCGGCCGTCCTCGCCGATTTCGCTGTCCGGCAGGTCTGGCAAGAAATCGAGGCAGGCCAGCGCGCGGTTGCGGAATGCCTTGTCGCGCTCGGCGTCGGCCAAGGCGATCTTCACCTTGTAGGCGTCCAGTTCGGCCTCGGCGCGGCGCTTCACCTCGACCGGATCGAGCAATTGCCCGGCTTCTATCAGGCTGGCCGCATAGTCGATGATGCGCTGCTCGGTGCTGCGCAGGTCGCCGTCCCGCCGGCTGCTCTTGGTGGCGCCGCGGACCCGGGCCTGATGGAGATTTCCCCGCGGGCTCGGCGGATTGAAGGGGATTTGCAGCGCGCTGGTCGAGCCGTCGGCCGAAACCTGGTGAATGTCGTAGCTCGTCCCGTGCATCCCGTGATGCTCGCGAGCGGCAAACGCCCAACGGACGTCCTCCACCATGACGTCGTAGCCGACGGGAAAGCCGCCCCTCTTGACCAATTCCAATTCGATCTTCATGCCCTCTCCGATCAGGCGTCACAGAGGCGGAAGGCCAGCGCCGCAAGCTGCGGCACGGTCTGCCGTTCCATGATGGCCCGGTTGTGCGCATTCTCGCGCTTGTGCGCCACGACGATGGCCGCCGCGGTGTAGATGTCGACGGGGTGTCCGTTGATCATGCCGGCCCGTCGCTCGGTCACGATTTCCCGGCAGGCGTCGATGACGCCCGCGCCGGTTCGGGTCATGTCAAGCTTTGCGTTCAAAGCTGTTGTCCCTCCATGCTGATAAGGTCGCGCTTGTGGAATTCCTGGGGCGCGGGCTCGTCATCCCACTGCACCATGTACCAGCCGGGCGCCCGGTAGTTCGGCTCCTTGACGGTGCCGACCTTGCTGCCACTCTCCCAAACCACGCGCTCGCCGGGCTCGAAGGCGTCCCGGCAGCGTCCGAAATTCAGGTGCATCTTGTGGCCGTGGCCGTAGTCGCTGCCCGGATCGTCGTACCCGTAAGTGCCGATCCTGATGCCGGCGGCGGCGAACAATTCCCAAACCTTGGCCTTTAGCGTCCGCGCCTCGTCCTCGTTGCGCGGCCGATAGTCGATGTTGATGGTCACCCATCCCGAAGCCGTCCCGCGGCTGCCATGGACCCGGACCTTGCCGGCGCCGAAGGCGGCGGACAGCACCTTTTTGATTTCCCGGTTGCGTTCTGCGTGGCTCATGCGGCCTCCCCGAGCTTCTTGGCGATGAAGTAGCGGAAGGTTTCGGCCGCGGCCTTCTTGACGTCGATCGAGCCGAAGTATGCGGCCACCTCGTCGGGGAAGGTCAGTCCGACCATGCACCAATCGCAATCCTCCTCGAACCATCCGGCCTTGCCTTGGAGGTTGAAGCTTGCCGCCAGCCAAGCCGGCGGCACCGCGGCCAGCTTCTCGGCGTCCAGCTTGAAGCCGCCATGGCTGGCGGTCGAGACAAACACGATACCGGGTGCCACCTCGTCCACGTTCTGCGCCGGCCCCCAAGGGGTCGCGTCACCAATCTTCATGCGTTCTCCTTCTCCGTTGCGTGGGGCAAGACCGCGCTTCGCAAGCCCGATCAGGTCTAGGCCGTTCGCAGGCTGCTTGCGGCTTGCCTGCTTCATTTGCCCTACTGCCTCGGTTTCGCGGTCTGCCTTTCTCACAATTGAGACAGTAGCCATGCGGCTACCAAACGCAAGAGGCTTGCGGTGCGGCAGGGTGTCGCAGCCTGGATCAGCCCATCCCCAACAAAAAGCCGGCGATGAAACCGACCAGCGCGCCGGACAGGGCGCCGATCAGCAACAGCGCCATCGGCGGAGCCGGCTCAAGATTGCTCATGAATTCCTGTTCGTCCATGGTTTCCTCCCGTGAATGGCAGCCCGTTCTTGTCGATCATGGCCCGGGCTGCCGGGTCGATTTCGGCAAGCCTGGTCAGGATGCGGTGAAGCTCGGCAATGTCGGCCGCGATCCGCGGCGCGATGATGTCCTGCAGGTGCGCGCCACAAGTTATGCGCTCCTGCTCGCGCGCGATCCGCAGATACAGCGCGCGCGCTTTGGTTTTGAGGTGGTTGGCATTCACCATGTTGGCCAGCCGCGCCACCGTGAGGCGTTCCCCGTCAACGATCATCGGTAATTTGGCCTCGTGTTCTCGAAGATGCGCACGCCGGCAAGCTCGCGATTGCCGGCCCGGACAAAGGCGCCGATCGCCACGCGCTTGGCCTCGTCGGAAATGAACGGCCACAGGATCGCGGGCGGGATCGCCTGCAGGTCCAGCACCTCATGATCCCAAAAGGTCGTGGTGGTCGCGGTGGCGCCGCCGGCCGCCTTGACGCGGGTATGAACGGCGGGCTTGGCGTCGGCCAGCTTCTCGGCGTCCCGCGCCTTGATGGCTGCCACCTGGGCCTGTGCGGCCAGTTCGGACGCGCGGGCTCGATCGGCATTCAAGCGGGCCTCCTCGGCCGCGGCCCGGGCCTGGGCCTCCTCCTCGCGGCGCTTCTGTGCCTCGGCGGCGGCTGCCGCTGCGGCGGCGGCGCGCTTCTTGTCGTTGTAGGCGGTGACGCGCTTGTTGATCACCTCCATGGCCTTGTCGAGCCGGCCGACCTTGGCCCGGAAAAATCCGCGCACGGCGTCGGTCGCGTTCATCAACGGCCGCTTTTCCAGTTCCTCGGCCGCGTCGATCCGGCTCTTGGTCGGCTTCACCCGGTCTTTCACAAAGGTCGCGATCAGCGCCACGTCGTCGTCGCTCTCGACACTCGGCGGAAGCTGCTCGCGGGCATAGGTCAGCGCCTCGGCCACCTCGGTTTCCAGTTGCTCATAGGCCAGTGCAAGCTGGTCGGGAATGGGCGCCGCGTTGCCGCCGATCACGGCGCGCGGGTTGGGGGTGTTGTCGGCCGTCATTGCACCTTGCTCCATGGTCCGGGGATTTGAGTTTCCTGCGCCGCGCTGCCGTTTTCGATCGCGAGCCCGTGCAGAATGACAAACGGATAATCCGATGCCGGCGCCATCACCTCGATCCGGGTGACGTCGTGTTCCTTGCCATAGGCGTCCGTTACCCGGTCGCCCACGACAACGCCGCGCGCCCGGGCCACCTCGGCCGACAGCACCTCGCGGGCGCGATCGAGGGTGGCCTGGGCCCGCTGCACCCGCTCCTCGGCGCGGCGGAAGTCGTCGCGCATGTGGTCGATGGTCGTGCCGAATAACCTCATGATCCCTGCCTTTCGATCCTCTCGATGGCCTGCGCCAGCGTGGCGCCGCCTGGTGCAATTTCGGTGAAGCGGCCATGGCTGTGCCGCAATTCATCCCACCGCCCGTCCGTGTCGCAATAGACAATCCGGTCGTTGGGCCTCAATGGGCGCTGCCGGTGCATGTCGGCCACCACCGCCTCGGCGTCGTTGGTCACGCTCATGTGGCCGGCGTTGCCGCCGTCGTCGCTGATGGCGATGATGGTCCAGTTCCGTTTGGTGCGCTCGATCTTCACGATCGAGTAGCGGGCGCGCAGTCTCATGTGCCCGCGCCGATCTTGTTGCTGGCCGCGGAAAGCTGGTCGCACAGCTTTTGGCCGGCGGAATTGGCGATCACTCGCCCCTGCGGGGAAAGGCTCTTGCCGGCCGCCTTCGCGACCAAAGCAAACCACTCGGCGCCCTTCATGGTGATCGTGACGTCGGAATTCTCGAAGTCTGTTGGCGTCTTGCTCATTGGTCCTCCGGTTATCGCAGGTAGGCCGGGCCGTATGGCCCCATTTTGGAAAGCCCCTTGTCCTCGGCGTAGATGTTGCCGCGCGCGTGCTTGGCGGGCTTCGCCCAACCGGCCGATTTCAGGACGTCGCCGGTCGCCATGTCGACGAAACAGAAGCAGGACCGCTGCCCTGGCGCCACCTCGACAATCCGCACCCGCTTGTCGCCCGGCATGGGCTCGAGCATGACCCGCGGCGTGTCGGAGAAAAATTGCTCGCGGTGGTCGTCCTTGATCTTCTGCGCGCCCGCGATGAACGCCTCCAAGGCGATGGTGAATTCCTCGTGTGTGTGTTCTCCGTAGGGTGTCATTGGCTCTCCTTCCATTTGAGGATGACGCGCTCGGCCGCGGCTTCGCAGGCTGCGCGGTGAACCGATCCGCGGTATTGCGGCCGGGGCTTGGTCAGGTCCGCCTCGACCCGGCGGAATGTCAGCCCGGCCGCCTCGATCGTGCCGGCGGGCTTGGTCAGGTGGCCGGTGCCGATTGTCTCGGCCTCGCTGGTCGGCTCGAAGCTCACCCCGAAACACTCGACGGTGGCCTTGGCCTTTGCCAGCCGGCGGCGCCACTCGGCGCGGGCCTCGTCGAAAGATCGCTGCCCGCAATAGTCCGGGTTCAAGGTGGCGCGGGTTACATGGTCGATCATGGCGTCGTAGCGCGCCGCGTCCGTGGCGGCCTTGCGCAAGATGCCCTCGGCCTCCTCGATCGGGATTGTGACGGTGACGGTTCTCATTCGGCACCTCGCGCTGCCACCTCATGCGCCATGCCGATCGAGGGGCACCAAATCGGGTCACCTCCGACCGTCACGCCGTACACGGCGAATTCGGCGCCGATCCGCCAGATTTCGACCGGGCCGTCTTTCAGGATCAATTCCATCTTGTCTCCCTTGCCTCTCACAATTGAGACAGTATCCGCACGGATACCAAATGCAAGGGGTCAAACTGCGGCAGGGTGTCGCAGGGTCAGGCGGTCAGGAAGTATTCTTCGGCCGCTTCGATGAACGCGATCGCCTGGTCGGCAACGATTGCATTGCCGTAACCCCGCAGTCGTCCCACTCGGGCGGGAGCCCCATGAGCCAGCGGGGATGTTCCGGCCTCAACTGGCCGCCATTTTCCATCCCGGCAGAGGAGCCAATCCGCATTTCGCCAGAAGCCGTCAAGCGGGCTGGTCCGACCATTTGCGCGACCGTCGGCAGGGAATATCCGCCCTTCTCCGATCGATCCTTTTGCGCAAAGTCCTGGTTGCCGCTCGATGCCTTGGGGGTCGGCCAGTGTGCCAACGGCGCGGTTTCCGATAGACCCATCATTCCCTTCCGTGGCGAAATTCTCCCTTGCTTGATTGCGTCGGTTGCCGTCACCGTCGGCCAGCCCGCAAGTTGCGCCTGGCGCGGCAATTGGTCGAGCCGTGTCCGGCCATCTGGCCCCTCGGTCGCCATGCCTGGCGTATCTTTCCAGTCCCGCGCTGCGGGGGAAACCCACGAAGCAAAGTCGCTGCCTGATGTGCGGGGCGCCGAAGCCCGCAGCGCATAAATCCAGCCACCCGACGGTGTAGTCCTCCGCTTCCATGTCAGCGTGAACAAGGTCGCGCCAGAGTAGGCCGTTCGTTGACGCAACCTGCTCGCCAAAAATTCGGACAGGGCGGCACTCTCGGACGAGGTGAAGCCAAGCGGGCCACAGGTGCCGCTCGTCAGCAAACCCAAGGCTTTTGCCTGACGCGCTGAAAGGTTGGCAGGGGCACGATCCGGTCCAGACCGGCCGGTCGTCGCTCCATCCGGCACGGCCGAGCGCGTAGCTCCACACGCCGATCCCGGCAAAGAAATGGCATTGGATATAGGGTTTGAGGTCATCCGGTTTTACGTCCTCGATGCTGCGCTCGTCCACGTCGCCGGGCGCGATCCAGCCCGACCGTATCAGTTCCCGCAGCCACGCGGCTGCCTTCGGGTCGTGTTCGTTATAGTAGGCGCCGCGCTGTTTCATCCCGCCTCCTCGATCCGGTCCGCGCGCCAGAGGTGCGCTGCGTTCCCCGTCTCGCCGTACAGCTTGAACCACCGGCCGCGGCCGTCGGCGTAGGTCACGGGCATGGGCTCAACGCCATGCACGTCGCGGAAATTGGCCGCATAGATGCGCCAGCTTGGGCTTTGGTAGTGGCAAAACCGCAGCTTCCGGCGCTCGCTCACAAAGCCGTCGCCCGGCATGGGTGATTGCGCTGCCGTAGGCCGCTTCCCCTTCCCGGCATCCTTTTCCTTTCTAGATATTTGTTCCTTTGGTTTACTTGTTAGGTTGCCGTCGAGCATTGGAAACATTGGGGTTTCTTCCCCTTTGTGTTCCACATTGCGTTCCAGTTTGCGTTCCAAGTCCTGTGGATTGTTTTTCGACGTGACTTGGAATTTGTCGTAATTACAAATGGTTATGACGGTGACTTTACGCTTTAGTTGCGTTCCAATGTGCGTTCCAGTCTGCGTTCCATGGTCGAGCGCGATCATGGCCTCGGCCGACAAAACCGCAAGATAGCGATGCACCGCGCCGATCGGCCAAAGCCAGAGGTCGCACAGTTCGCGGATCGTGACGGCAAGCTGGCCGCGCTCGAGGTTGACCGCGCCGAACCGGAACCGGCGCCCCTTGGGCTTGTAGGCCGCGGCGGCGACCAGCCAAATCCACGCCTCGCGCCGGCTGAAAGCATCGCCGGCAAACAACGGGTGTTCAAACAGGTCGCGCTGGATCGCGATAAACCCCCGCTCCTCGATCATGCCATCCCCAAGGCCGTGAGGTAGGTTTCTAGGATCGCCTCCTGCTCCTGCCGCTCGTTCTTGTCGAGGCGCCGCAGCTTGATCACCTGCCGCAGCGCCTTGACGTCGTAGCCGTTGACCCTGGCCTCGGCAAAGACGTCCCTGATGTCGTCTGCGATGGCCTTCTTTTCCTCCTCGAGCTTTTCGACCCGCTCCACGATCGCCTTCAATTGGTCCTTCGCAAACCGGGTAGCCTGTTGGTCGCTCATAGTCGCCAGTCCTCCTCCGTTTCGCCCGGCGCCAGCAACGGCCGCTCATGCGGTCGATCCGGCAGGGGCTCAAAGTCCATTTCCTCGGTCAGATAGCCAAGCCTGCGTAGCAGCTTGCGCTGCTGGTTAAGCTTGGGGATCACGGGCTCGAGGTGGTCGAGATTGACACATTTGCGGATGACAAGCGGGTCGGGCGCCCATGCTGCGCACAGATGATCGAGGTCGTGGCCCGCGGGGATCGGGCCGCGGAACGTCTCCCACACATAGCGATGCACCGGCATGACCAGCCGGGTGCCGGGCCGCAGGATGCGGCCGTAGGCGCCGCGCCCGAATTCATCGCCATAGCCGTCGTCGCCCCCAAGCCAAAGCCAGCACCCGCAAGGCGTCACCCATACCCGATCGCTCTCCAGCAATTCCTCGATCGTGCGCGGCTGGCGGCGCCGCTCGCGCTTCATCGGACGATGCGGCGCAATCCCGATAGCGCCCGGCGCCGTCGCCCGGCGGTTTCCTTCCCGTCCCGCCGCTCGCGGATCAAGTCATGCAGGGCGCCCGGGTCCACGCCGATCTGCTTCAAGTGCCGGTATTCGGCCCGCCGGTTGCCGGCCAGCCGGCGGATTTCCCGGTCGATCCATTCAATCCTGCGCACGCCCTTGCGGATGATGCCGTTGCGCTCGCTTTGGGCCATGTTTCCTCCCCTGGTATTGCCGGCCGCGCTGCGCCGCGTGCCATTCGGCAAGCTGCGCGTGCGTCACCTCGATGCCCCGCTCGGCGGCGCGCTGAATTGTCGCACCCCATCGCGGGAACGGTATGCACTTGCGCAGCCGCACCGTGCCGCCACGCGCGGTCGGGGCCGGCGACGTCGGATAAACCGCTTTGGCAAAGGCTTTTGGGCCTCCGAAAGCGTCGATCAGTTCGTCCACTGTGTTGACCTTGCGCATGTGAAATCCCGATCTGATTTGCCCATTGGCTGTCAAGTCTCACTTGTGAGACAAGCGCGAAGCATCTATGCCAAACCTTTCCAACAGCACAAGGGGGCACTCAATGGAGGTCCAGTCTTTCACGCCGGCCAGCCGCGAACACTGGCTGGAATTGCGCCGCAATGACGTCACGGCGTCAGACGTCGGCGCCGTCTGTGGCGTGCATCCGTACCGCTCGGCCCTGCAGGTCTATGCCGACAAGGCCGGGCTTTCGACGGTCGAGGAAACGAACATCATGCGGCGTGGGCGCTGGATGGAGGATGCGGTTCTGTCCGCGATCCGCGACCAGCACCCGACATGGCAGGTCGGCAAAGGCAACGGCGCCTATTTCCGCGCGCCGGCCCTGCGCATGGGCGCCACGCCGGACGCCTATCTGAAAGCGGACCCGGAAACGACGTGGGTGCTGCAATGCAAGATCGTCTCGCGGCCGGTATTCGAGGAGGATTGGGCGGCCGGGGTGCCCCTGCACTACCAGCTTCAAGCCTTGCAAGAGGCCAAGCTGGCCGGCTGCGGCGGGGCGATGGTCGCGGCGCTCGTCCTCGATACCTTCTCGGCCGATCTGTACGAATACGAGGTGCCGATTGTCGATGACGCCTGGGATCGCTGCGTCCGGCAGGTGGCGGAATTCTGGACCGACATTGCCGCCGGCCGCCGGCCACGCTCCGATTACACAAAGGACGGCGAAATCATCGCCAAGCTCTACAAATCCCGGCCGGTATTCGAGCCCGTGGATATGTCGGGCAACATGGCGCTGGCCGCCGCGTGCGATCGCAAGACAGAGGCGGCGGCGGCGCGCAAGGCCGCCGAAGCCGAAGAAAAGGCCGCCAAGGCTGAAATTATCGAGTTGACCGGCGGCGCCAGCCGCGTGATCTGCGCACCCTACACGATCAAGAACACCCCGGTCGACAAGGAGGAATACATCGTCAAGGCACAGTCCTATGACATGCTCACAGTCTCAATTCCGAAGGGAAAGAAATAGGCCATGGATACCGAACGCGCCCTGGAAGCATTCGCCAGCCGGATCGAGGATGAAGGCAGCATCATCCCGCCCGGCCTCCCGCAACAAGTCTCGATCCGCCCTGCCGGCGCGCTCGCCGTCGCCGTCAAGCGGGTCGAGGGACAGGTGATCGCCAAAATCCGGCAATATGCGGCGGCAGCCGGCGATAGCTGGTTCTACTCGTGGGACGTCAACGACAAGCACTCGAAGCGGAAGGACGGCAAAACCACGATCGAGGGGCCAAGCGTCAAGATGACGAACGATCTGGCCCGGCTCTATGGCAATTGCGCCGCTGAAATCACCCGGGTCGAGGAAACGCCCTCACATTGGACGCTCTTTGCCCGGTTCGTCGATTTTGAAACCGGCTACGAATATGTGCGGCCGTTCCAGCAACGCAAATCACAGGGGCAGGGGCAGGGGACGCAAGCCGAGCGCCAGCGCGACATTGCCTTTCAGATTGGCGCCTCCAAGGCGCTGCGCAATTGCATCGTCAACTCGCTCGGTATCTTCTCCGACATTGCGCTGGAAGCGGCCAAGGCCAGCCTCGTCCAGCATGTGGGCGAAAAGCTGGAACACTACCGCGCCAAGGCGGTCGAGCGGCTGGAAACCTACGGGATACCGCTGGCCCGGGTCGAGCGCGCGCACGGGATCGCGGCCAAGGATTGGGACGCCAAGCTGATTGCCCGGGTGATCGCCCAAATTCAGGCGCTCAATGACGGCATGACCACGCCAGAGGAGCTATACCCGGACCCGGACCAGCCGGAACAGGCGACCACGGCGGCCACAGCCGGGCCTGCATCGCTCCAATCCTTCGCGGCGGCTACGCCGGGGCCTGAAAAGGAAACCAGCGCGCCCACGGGCGGCGCTGCGCCAAAGACGGACAAGCCGAAGGCCACAAAACCAAAGCCGGCGCCGGTCCCGAAGGATGAAACACCCCCGCCGACCACCGGCCAGTCGATCAGCACCGGGGAGGAACGGGTCGATCCGGCACAAGGCCCGGTCGATGGCGACGGCAAGCCGATCGAACACGATGCGGATGGGGTCGAGAAAGAGGACGATCAGCTTGAAGTGCCGGCCTTCCTGCGGCGAACGGGCGACAAAAAGCCCGAGCCGCCGCATTTGACAGAGGAGGAGGCCAAGGCCAAGCACCCCACCATGTCCAAGTTCTGGATCGAGGGGTATCTTGCGCGCGACAAGGGGTTAAGTGGTGTCGCCCCGGTCAAGCTCGAGCCGATGCAAGTGCGCCACTGGCGGGCCGGATATGACGCCCGCGATATGGAGTTGGACGATGCCGCGGAAGGATCGTAATTTCAGCACCAAGGGGATCGGAAAGACGCGGCTCGGCAGCCGCGTGATCCGGCCGGCAACGGCGCCGGTCACGGGTGGCCGCTCGAAAAAGCAGCGGGGCGGCGGCACCCGCAAGCGGTGACGATCAGCCGGCGCGGGTCACTGAACCTGCGCCGGCTTTCGGTTTGCCACGACGGCGATCAGGTGATCCTCGATCCGCTCCAGCCGCTTGCGGATTTCCTGCATCATTTCGCTGATAAGCAGGTCGTTCTTGCGGTTCACCTCGAAAAAGGTTTCCCGCCGCAGGAACGTGTCGCGGCAGAACAGTTCAACCTGAACGATCTTCTCGCGCACGGCCGCCACGCTCTCGCCGGCCGCGCGCCCCATGTTGTCCAGTTCGACGTCGATGCTCTTGCGCTCCAGCGCGAAGTCGTCGCGGATGGACTTCTCGACGCGGGATAGCTTCCACGTCACGACGGCTGCCAACACAAGCATGTTGACAAGAAAGCCGGCCGCCCCGAGCCCGATCATGAGCCAGTGATAGGGCTCCATGGTCACCGCTTCACCGCTTTTGCCACCGCCTTCGCCACCGTCGCCGGCACGCCGGTCAGTGCGACCTGGCGCTCATTCGAGCCCTGCCACACATGCACGCCCAACACCCCGAACCGGGCGGCAAAGTAGGCCATGATCAGCCCTTGCAAGGTGATCAGCGCGTTGATGCTCTCGCTCTTGCCGGTCACGACGCAATACAGGAAGGCGCCTGCGAAAAACGGGCATTCGATCGTGAGTTCCCACGCATGGATGCCGCGCCATTTGCCAAGCCAGCCGTCGCCGCCGGCCGCGTCCTCGCGCTTCTCCGCGATGATGGCCTCGTTGACCGCTTCCACCTGGGCCTTGCCCACCTCGGCCTGGGCCTCGGCAATCGCCGCCGCGGCCTTGTATTTGGCGACGGCTTCGCTTTCCGGGCCGGCAAGGTTCTCTTGAAGCTGGCCCGGCGTGGATCGCTCGATCGCCTCGGCCACCGCCTCCGGGGTGGGCTCAACGCCAAGCGCGATCGCGATGCGGTTGCCCGCCCACGTTCCGAGTGATGCGCCGATCGTCTCGCCGCCTGGGAATGGCAGGGTGCTGCCGATCACGCGCCCGAGCGCGGGGAAACCGGCCGCGATCAGCGGGCCGGCAAGGTCTTTCCAGTTCATAGCCATTCTCCGAGCGTGCCGCGGGCGACGTCGATATACGCCTGCCATCGCGAGCGGTTTTTCCACCATTGCCACGCAAAGAACGCCACGATACCGACGGCCGCCACGGTCAGGCAGCCGACAAAAAGCCATGCGGTCCAATCCCACGTCGACGGCTCGGGAAGCTGCGTGGCGCCACCGCCACCGCCTGCAGCCGTGCCGGTCGCGGTCCCGCCGGTCGCCACCTCCTTGGTCTTGGCCTTCTCGGCCTCTTTTTTCAGGACCGGACCCGGATCGGTGCGGAAGTCCTCGAGGACCATGCGCACGCCGATCGCCTCCATGCCGACACATCGCTTGATCCAGCCGGGACCGAACCGGCCAAACGTCGACAATCCCCGCAGGAAGGCCACGCGGATCGCGACCTGCTTCTTGACGATGGCGATGCGGCCGTTCTCGTTGGCCGCGCGCGCCTTGGTGACGGCGCCGATCAGGCTCTTGTCCCCGATCGCCTGCAGCGTCCACGACAACCGGCCCGGGCCTGAATTCACCACGGCGTCATAGGTCACCTGGTCGATGCCCTTGGGCCACATATCGCCCTGCGCCTTCGGCCAGTAGTCGCGCACGAAAATGGCGATCGCCTCCGACTTTTTCAGGTTCGGAATGTCGAGGTGCGGATAGGTGTTGGCCGCGATGCCGAAATTGGTTCCGAGCAGCACGCCCTTGCCGACCTTGCCGCCGGTCCAGTTGCCGGGATCGTGCGGGGTCTTGGTGAAACCGCCTTCGTAAATCAGCGTGTTGGCGACACAGCGCGGTGCGTTTGCGGCCGTCATCGCACCCTCGTCGTCTTGGGCGCCTTCACCTTGCCGGGCTCCTCGGTGCCCGGAAAGACCGGCCACTCGGCCGGCGCCTCGCGCCATGCCTTGGCGTCGGCCGCCGTTTTCAGCTTCTCGATGTCCACGATCAGGTCGTCCTTGTAGGACAGCACCGCCCGCAGCCATTTCCGGCGGGTGCGGATCGCGGTCAGTTCGATCTCGTCCGCAGAATTCGGCTGCTCGCCCACCCGCTCGAGGTCGAACACGGTATCGTTTTGCTGGTCCTCGAGCGGGTAATGCTCGCGGATCAGGGCGCCGGCCTGGGCCTTGGTTTCGCGGGCCAGCCAGTCCCGCAAGCCCTCGATCGGCCGGTCCTTCACCGTCTTGGTCAGCTTGCCGTCACGCGGCTCGTTCGGGGATACCGCGAAAAACTGCGGATCGGGGTCGGGCGCCTCCTCGATCGGCACGATGCCAAAACCCTCGAGCGCCGCGGCGTCGGCCATGCCAAGCCAGTTCGCCGGAAACTGCCGGACCCGCTTGCTCGGCTCCACGCGCGCGGGCTCGAGAATGGTTTGGTTGCCGTCCGGCAAGGTGGTGACGGCCGCCGGGATCACGACGTCCAGCGTTTGCTCGAGCGTGAACGCCTGGCCGCGCCGGACAAGGCGGCCGTCGGGAAGCTGGAAAAGGTCGCTCATGGTTGCGCTCTCCTATGCTGCGCGCGCGTATTTGCCGGCCTGCGCTGCGAAGGCCGCATAGACATAGGTGGCGCCGCTGGCGTTGCGGGCTGCGCCGTTCTCTCGAAGCTTGAAGCCGTGCGCCAGAAAATCGACCGTCGGCGGGCTGCCCTCGATCGCGGTCAGGTTCGGGAATAGAGGGTCGTTGTTCGGGTTGAAGCCGTCCCGCAGGTTGTCGAGCATGTTCCAGTTGGCAACGTCGTCGACCCGCTTGTGGAACACCATTGCCGGGCGAAAGCCGGTGAACACATACGGGCCATCGTTTAGCCCGTTGCCAATCCACGATCCGAACCTGGAGAATTGCGGCACCTCCGCAAAAAGCATGGCCACATAGCTTGATCCGATGGTGTTCACGCGCACGTCGGTTCCGACCGAAAAGACGGCGGACGTTGGGGCGCCGCTGTTCCAGACAGTCGAGGCCGCGGCATAGCCGGCCGTGCCGTCAAGGTAAATCACGCCATTCTGCGGCGATGCCGCCATGTTGGCGTGATAGGTGCGATGGCTGCCGCCCGTCGTGAGGTCAAACACGATGATCAGCCGGGGCACGGCTCCGAGCGCGTGGGCAATGGTGCGGTTGGACCCGTTGCCGGTATAGGCCACGATGTCGAGCCCCGGCGCGGCGCCCTTCTTGAAAAACAGGTCAAGATAGGCTTCCGCGCTGGTATTGATCTGCGCCAGCGTGCCGATGCTGATGCCGTCGGAATTGAAAGCCGTCACCCCCTGGGCTTGCGTCGTCTCGGCGTCGGTTGTGTTGGTTTCGACCTGCTTTTGCACGCCGCGCACACTGTCGTAAACCGCCCAATCCGTGGTCGCGGTGCGGCTCTTGCCGATATAGAGGTCCGGCTGGAACAGAAGCCCCGTGACACTGGCGGCGCCGCCTGTGCCGGTGCGCAACTTGGCTTCAAATGCGCTTTTGGGGTTTGGGATTTCGGGCGCCGAAAGGTTGTGCGTGCAAAGCGCCTTGTGATCAACTGGCGGTGTATGGGCAAACGGCCTTTGCCCGAAATTGTAGGCAAGGCCCGACGTCGTATCGACGAGCCCCCAAGGAAAAAGCGTACCAGCGAGCGAGGATGCGAGCGTGCCCTGGCTTACGCCGTTCTTGTAAATGACAAGCGTGCCGGCCCCCATGTCCAGCGCCACGCCGATGACGTCGTTGGTGGTGAAGGTTGCTCCGTAAGCTGCCAAGGCGGCGCCGGCAATGGTCTTTTGCCCGGTGCCGTTGTAAATCCCCCATACCGATGCCACGCCGATCCACGCATTGAGGGCCGCCGTGCTGTCGCAAATGCCAACAAAAACGCTCCCGCCCGCAACCTGCGTCACCTCCCAATACCATTTTCCCGACGCCATCCCGAGCGTGCCCACGGTGCCCTGCCATGCCCCGACGTTGGCAACGGTTCGCAGGTTTCCGTCTGTGACTGTGGAGCCCCCTGACCGCAGGGGGTTGATCGTGCAAAAGCTGCCGCGCACCTCGCCTCCCAAGCCGGTGTCGGTTCCGTAATTTGTCGGCGTGTCGGTCAGACTGTCATTGCCGGCGCCGGCCGTGACGCTAAAGCTGGTTGGCGTCCAATTGCCGCCACCGCCGCTGCGGTCTGCCCCGAGCGTTGCGGCGGTTGTATTTGAATTGTCGGAAAAGTCTAGGTAGAAACCGTTTGTCCCCCACGTCGCAGCCGGAAGTGTCGGAAGCCTGACGCCACTGAGCGCGTCAACCGCCGAATAGGTGATCGTCTTTGCGCCATTGACCAGCGCGGGCTCGGCCATGTAGCCGCTGAAATAATTTCCGCCGTTGTCCCGGCCGATATACTGAATGACGGTATTGCACCAGTTGGTGTCCGAATTGGCAATGCTGCTGCGGCCGTCGGTCGAATAGGCCGTGGCCTCTGTCTCGTTGATCAGGATTTTGGCGCGCAAGGCTGCGGTGCCGTTTGCCACGTCAAGCTCGAAACCAACGTCCAGCCATGCCGTGGGATCGCGGAAAACCCGCGTCGTCACAAGCCGGCTCGAGCCCAACACGTCAAGGCAAAGCCGGTCGCTGGCGTCGAAATAGAAGCGGTCGATGCTCGATGTGCCGGCGGACGCAAGCACCTGCAAAGCCCCAAGGGCGGCCCGCTTGATGCGGACGCGGTAGGCCAGAATTTTGCGATTGCCTGCGCCCCCTGGCGTGCGGGTGAGGTAGGCACTGTCTGGCGCGTTGAAGCGCAGCGAACGCGAAATCTGATAGCCGGCCTGCTCGCCGCTGGCGATCATGGCCATAAGCTGCGCGAAAGGCGGGATAGCCCCCATTAGACGCCCGCCTTGTAGCTGCCGACGATCCGCAGCGGGGAGGTGTCCAGCACGATGCCGGCGATCACGTCCACGGCGTTGGCCGCAGTCGAGGGGGTGAAACTGCCAAGCTCGAATTCCGACGGCAGGGTGATGGCCCGCCCGCCCGTGCCGTCCTGCTCCAGCACGATGACGACGGGCTGGCCGGCCTTGGCATTGGTCGGGCTGCCCATATTGAGCGCGCCGGTCAGCGTCATGGTCTGGAAATTGCCGTCGTCAAGGTCCGGCGCCCACGATCCCGCATAGGCCACTGCCTCGGGCTCGGCCGCGGTCCACGCCTCGTCCGTCGTGATGATCTTGTCGGCGGTGTTGTCGGCAATCTCGGCCGCGGTCGCCAGCGCAGCCGCGGCGATCTTCGCCAGCGTGATCGCCTCGTCGTCGATCTGCGCGGTGTCGACGGTATTCAGCACCGCCAGCGCGCCCGGGGCGCCCGTGTGCTGCTTGATCAGCTTGCCGGTGGCGCCGTCGAACAGGGCAATGCGCCCGTCCGTCACGCCGGCCGGCCCCACCACGTCGCCCGTGCCTGCGCCGCTCGCGCCCTGGATATTGGCGATCGGTGATCCCCACGTCCCGGCCGCCTTCTGGTAAATGTCGCTGTTGGACGTGCGGAAATACATATCGCCGTCGATGCCGGTTGCATCGCTCGGCACGCCCGCGCCGCTGTACCATTGATTGCCGGGATCACCGGTCGGGCCTTCAATCTGCCCGCGCAAGGTCCACGCCCCGGAAACCTTGTAATAGACGTTCCAGCTTGCATCATCGATCGCGACGTCGCCGTTCTTTCCAAGCCCGGACGATGGCGCCCCGGTCACGAAATGGAAGCTGGAAACGGAAAGCTCGGCCAGCGATGGCAGCGCCGCGGTGTCGTCGTCGAAAGCGATGGTCTTGCCGCGGCGCTCGGCCGGGTCGGCGTCCACGACAAAATCGAGGAAGGCATTGCCGTCCGGCAACAGGATCGCGCGGCGCAGCAATAGCTGGATCGCCTGCAGCCGCATGGCTACCAAGTCCAGCGCCTCGGCGTGTGCCAAGGCCGGGAACGATCCGGCCTCGGGATATTGCTGCTCCTGCAGCAACGGCGGGGACAAGTCGATGTAAAGCACCTGCGATGCGGTGGGCGCCACCGCCATGGTGATGCTGGTATCGGGCCGCGCCTGGCCGGTGGCGATCGTGCCCGCGCCGGTCACGGTGTAATCGACGTTGATGTCCAGCGGGTCGCCCATGATCCCGGTGGTGGTGTTGAACAGTTTGACGATCAGATGGGCGGCCTCGACGGCCGGCGGCCCGGCAAAGACCGTGGTGGCGCCGTTGCCGGTGTAGGATTTGCGGGCAATGCTGATGCTCGAAATAGTCATCGGGCGGCTCCTGCGCGGCCGGGAACGGGATATACCTGCTTCGCTCGCCTTTGGCGAGTTTCGCCAAGCTCATAGCCGTCTGTTTTCACATCGGCCTTTAAGTCGGAAAGTTCCGCCTCGGAACCGTCGGACAAGACGCGCTTCTGCACCTCGGCCCAATTGCGCTGCACGGCCGCAAAGGTATGCACGCGCGCGGTGGCGTAGCGGCTGCGAAGCTCGGCCGCGACGGCGGGATTGATCGCCTCCACGACGTCGTAGCTCGGCCCCACGTCCATGATCGGCCGCTGTTTCCAGCCCTTCTCGCCGGTCGCAATCAGGGCATTGCGGGCCTCCACCATGCCGATATGCGCCAGCGCGTTGTCCAGCGTGCGGCGCTGGCTGCGGGTGACGTCGATCGGCTCATTGTCGGAAATGCCCCGCAGGTTGCCGAACGCAATATCGCGGCGCATGGCGGACAGCACCTCGGCCGCGTCCCGCGCGCGCCGCAGCGGATGCAATCGCTTGGTGTCGGCGTCGAAGTCGGAACGGTTCAAGGCCACATAGACCCGCTCCTCGTCGGACAGCTTGGAAAGGTGGTCGGCGGCCTCGGCCAGCCGGCCCTGGTCGATCATGGCCTTGTAGGACAGGCTTTTGCGCTCAAGCTCGCCGGTCTGCTTGCCGACCTGCTCCCAAAACCGGGTGGTCGAGGACGATCCGCGGGTCACGTCGTAAAGGAACCGGCGGGTGATGAACGTATCTTCCCATCCGCGCTCGCCCTTGGCATCGCTCGCCTGGTCAAACAGCGCGGCAAGGCCGCGGCCCCACGATCCGGTGAAGCCGAAAATCGCATGGTCGAGGATGGCCGGCGACACGTTCACGGCTTCGCCCATGCGGCGGGAAAGCTCGCTGGTGTAGTGGGTGTATTGCAACCACGGCTCCAGCCCCTTCATATGCTCGGGGACGATCGGCCGCGTCTCGGCGGTGCCGGTCAACATGCCCGGCAGGCTCACATTCTGCAGGTTTCGGTTGGTCACCACCTCGATCGGCACCTTGATCAGCGGCGTCATCAGGGGGTTCGGCGGGCTCGTCACCTCGGTTACGCTGCGCGCGAATTTGGCGATCGCGGTGGGGTCATTGAGCGCGAAATACTCGAACATGCGCTCGGCAAAATTCATCGGGATCGCAAGCTCGAACGGCTTGGGAATGCGGATGATCTTGTCGTGGCCCGGCACCTTCAAAAGCCAGTGCGTGGCACGGATATACTCGTTGCCCTCGTCAAAGTCCGGGTCATCCCAATAGAGCGCCCGCAGCCCCATGGACAGGATCGCCAGCGCGGACAGTTTCGCCCACGCCTTCATGCTATCCCCGAGTTCCTTTTGATCCTCGACGGTCAGCACGCGATCGGTGAGGTGCTTGGCGGCCGGCGCGAACAGCTTGCGGTTGGCCTTGTCGAGCCCCTGCAGGGCGGCGTTGAAGAATGGCACCATGCGCATGGCGGCCAACGCCCGGCTGCCGTGGCGGCCGAAGTCGATCAGGTCGCGCGCATAAAACGCCGCCTCGATCGCGGCCTCCCAATCGTCCAGCCCGTCGCGCTTCGATCGGTTGAATGCGGTACGGAACACGCCCAAGCGGGTGCCGGTTTCGGACGCCTCGGCCACCTTGAAGATGCCGGAAAACGAGGTCAGCTTGGTGGAAAGCCACCCGGAGCGCGCCAGCGCATTAAGGTCGTGGTCGATGCGGGCCTCGCGCAAGGCCGCGACGTTCGATCCGCCGGCAATGCCGCCCACCAGCGAATAGATGCGCCCCATCTGCCGCTGCGCCACCTCGTCGACCATGCCGCGCGCGCCGGACCAAAATGGCACATAGCCCTCGGTCAGCACGAAAGCGGACATTTGATCCCGCAGATAGTTGGCGATCAGAAAGTCCGGGCTGGTCGTGATCCCGGCCCGCAGCACGGCCGCCGGCTTCGCCACGGTGTTGATCCACATATCCCGCTGCAATTGCGGCATTCCGGTCAAAACCTGGTATATGTCGCGGCCAAAGTCGCCATCGGCCAGCCGCAGCGCCTGGCGCTTGCCGCCCTCCCAAAAGAACACGATCGGCTCGCCGCTGTCGTTGATTTCGCCAAGCCGGAAAATGCTGGCGCGCGCGTCGTCGCCCAACAGGTCCGTGATCGCCTTCACCATTTGATCGGCGTCCACGGGGTCGATGCCCTGGTCGCGCGCGGCGTTGCGGAACGCCTCAACCGGGTCGACTTGGGTGCGGGTCATCTTGCTGTTGGGGATGCGCTCCGCGATCTTGCCGCCACCGTTGCCGGCCGCCAGCGCCAGCCGGTCGAGCGCCTTCACCACGTCGTTCTGCACGATCAGGATATTCGTGTCATAAGCCCGCTTCATAAGGCTTTCCAGCGGGGCGATGATGGGGCGGCTCGAGCCGTTGAACCGGCGGATGATGTTCTGCCGCAGGTTCTTGTCGCCGCCCGTGCCGGCGCCCGGATCGCGGTCGCTCATGTCGCGCATGAACGGGACGTAATCCGTGATCGCCAGCGCGGCGTCGTACTGCGTCTTGCTAATCAGCCCGGCGTCGAATTCCTTGCGCAACAGGTTCCGGGTCCACTCATGCACCTTGCCGGCGGCGGTCGCGAAAGCCGGGAATTGCGCCTCGAGTTCTGCCACGTTGATTTCGTGGTCGCCCTTCGTCTCGGCCGTCGGCGGGTTGGCAATCTCGCCGCGCTCATAGCGGCCGTACTCGAACAGCGCGCGCCGGCTCACAAGGTAGGCGTTGAATTTGGACAGAAGCTCCTTGTCCCACTTGCCGAACATGTCGGCTTTGCCGGTGGCCTCGATGATGGCCTCGCGCAAGCTCGGCCCCTCGGGATCGGTCGAGCGGTAGCCATGAACGCCGTGCATCAAATCGAGGTGGCCGGCGTTGTAGGCGTCGACCGAAAGCCGCGCCAGCTTGTAGGGATCGTCCACCGCCCGCAGGTTGATGACCTTGCCGGTGTTGGCCTTGTGGATCGCCGCAAGCTGCCGCACCGCCTTGTGCAGCGGGTTCCGCTCGTCGATCGAGGCGGTATAGAAATTCGACATGGTCGCCGCGATGGTGTTGCGCAGCCCGTCGGTCTTGATCCGGCGGAACACGCCGCGGATGCCGGTGGGCTCGAAGCTCGTTGCCAGCCCGGCCTCGATCACGGCGCCGGACGGGGCGGTCAAATAGGTGTTATAGGCGTCTCGCGCCGCCCGCAGGTCGATCCACACATTCGGGTGCGTGGTGCGCAGCCAATTGTCGAAGGCCGGGAAAAAGCTCGGCGCCTGGGTCTGCGCGAATTGCGGCGCCGTCACATACAGCCGGAAAAACTCGGCAAAGCCTTCGGACAGGTTGCCGCGCGCCGGGTCATAGTCGAGCGCCGCCACCTCGCGCCGGTTGACGTTCTGGCGCAGGATCGGCCGAATGTCGGCGCCCCATTTCTGCTCGATATGGTGGCCGGTTTCGTGTGCCAGCGCCACAAAGTCGTCGATTTCGCGCAAGCGTGTGACGCCCGATCGGGTGTCATACTGGCCCTGCACCGTGCGGCCTTCGCGCCCGCGCATAAGATGGCCCTGGCGCAACGCGGGGAGGTCCAGCGCGGTCGATAGCCTGTCGACCAAGCCGCGCAAGGCCACGACGTCGACGGCGGGCTGGCCCTGTTGCTGCGGCTGGCCGGCGGCGGGGCGCCCCTGCTGCCCTTGAAGCCCGGTGACAAGGGGCTGCGGCCTGTCCTTCGGGGCGCCGAAGTCGTCGGCTACGCCGTCGGAGTCCCCTGCTCGCGCGCCTTGCGCTTCGCCAGCCCCTCCCGCACCCCGATCGTCAACTGGTCCAGCACGATCGCGTCCGGGTCGGCTTGCGAGGGCTTCGCCGGCAAGTTTTTCGCTGCCGTCTGTGAAGGTGTAGCGGACGGTGTTGTCGATGTTGGCTGTTTCACGGAAAATGCCCTCTTTGGCGTGCTGGCGGTAGCCGTTAAGCGGCTTCTCGCCAATGCTGTTGAAATAGTCCAGCGTGATGAAACGGCCGGTTTTGAGGTAGCGCGCGACCATGCGGCGGAATGCCTCGTCCGGGTCCACCTGCAGGTTCACAAGGTCGACGGTGTAGCCCGCTTCCTGCAATACCAGCGCGTGCGCTCGCACCTTGGCCGGCTCGGCGCCCACCACGGGGATGACCACGTTGCCGCCGTCCGCGATCATTTCGGCCATCACGAGGCGGTTAAGGTAGCTGCTTTCCTCATGCACCACGCCGGACCCAAGCCCGCCGCCGAATTCCGGCAGCACCTTCTTGGCCTCGTCGCTGTCCACGATCGCGGCCTTGCGCGCGCGGGCAAGCCCCTCGGCCAGCGTCGACTTGCCGGCAGCCGGCGGGCCGGTCACGATCACGGCGCGGCGCTCGTTGGCAACCGGACCCTCGGCAAAGGCGCGGGCAATCTCGACAAGACGGGGCAGGGCCGCGTCGTAGCCGATCACCTCCTCGCCGTCGAACCGGAACACTCGGTTGGCGCGATAGGTGGCGTCGGCCTCGATCGCCGCAATGTCCGGCCCGGGCGATTGCTCGCGCTGTAGCCGGTCGGCTTCCCGCACGATCGGGTGCGCCAGAATATCGTCGGCCGGCGCCTTGTTGGCGATCAGGGCCTCAAGCTGCTGGCGGCTGCCGGGCTTCGGGGTTTCGAGCGCGGCCACCTTGGCCTGCGGTTCCCCGAACAGATCAGGCGCCGGTTTGCGGAAATACTGCGCCGCCTCGAGGCCGCCGGCCAACTGATTGACCACGTTTCCCTTGGTGCCGGCGTAGTCTGCAGCTTCTTTCCGGGTCAGGAATGGGCCGCCGGGGATCGCAAACCCCATTTCGCCGGCCACCTTCGGGTCGGTCGAAATGCCTTCGTCGATCAGCAAATCCGCGTGAATTTGGCCGGGCTTCCCGTAATGGACCGTGCCGTCCGGCGCGCGGCGCGCGACAACAAGGGCTGGCTTTTCCGTTGCCGGCGCCTCGCCCTCGGCGCCCTTGACCGCGGCAGCGAATTTCTGCGCGGCGTCGGCCATTGTCACCTCGCCGCGCTTCACCTGGCGCGCAAGCTCGGTCAGCGTGGCGCGGATCGGGCCGGCCGTGTCAAAGCTCTTCTCCGCAAGAAAGGCCGCTTTTGCTGCTTCATCGGCTGCCTGCTGGCTCGCCTGGCGCTCGATTTTGCTGCCCGTCTCTTCCAGCCTTTCGGCCTTGCGCACGGCGCCGCGGAACAGGGTGGCGTCGGATTTCAGGCGCCGCAGCGCGCGCCCGACGATGCGCATTTCCTCGCCAACGGTGCTTTCCGCCTCGTTGAACATGTCGTCGAAGAGGCTGCCCTGGGCCTTGCTCGCCGCCTTCTCGACGGCGGCGCTCTTGATGCGCTCGATCAGGATGGCCGCCTCGTCGGCGTTCTGCGGCTCCAGCTTGGCGATCGCCCGCATGGCGACGGTCTGCATGTCGGGCTCGTTGAAGTTGTTTCCGACCAATGCGCCGTAACGCTCTGGAACAACGTCGTTAACCACCATGCCGAAAGCGTCATCCGACAGCTTCGCCAGCCCCTTGGCGTCCCGCACAAGCTGGCTGTTCGGCGGCAGGGTGCCGTCCACAAGGTCGGGGCGGACCCGCAGCACCTTGGCCGCGTCGGTCGCGCTGCCGGTGCCGGTGGCGAGGTTGGCCGCCGCCGCGATCGCGCGCACGTCCTCGGGCCGGTAGCCGTCGGCCTCGCGATAGACCAGCGCGGTGATTTCCAAGTCCTCGGGCTCCTTGCCCGCGGCGATCAGCCGGCGCGCGAGCCCGGTGCGCTGATGGCCGTCGGCCACGATCAGTTCGCCGTCGTTGCGCTGGAACACGATGATGCGGCCGGCCTTGGCCTCGTCGAAGGCCTCGATCCCTTTCAGCGCCGTCGTCACGCCCTCGGTGTCGCCGCCGCTCTTGTACTGAAACGATTGCGGATCGGTCTGCAGGTCGCGCACGCGCACGCGATAGGTCTGCTCACTCTCCAACGAAGCACCCGGCCGCGCCTGGCCGACGGGCGCCGTTTCGGTCAAGGCCGCGTCCACGGCGCCGGCCCGGGTGGGTGCGGCCGCACTCGGCTCCGGTGCGGCCGCGGGCTCGGCAGGCTCCCGCAGCTTGCCAGTGATGCGGCCGATCGTCTGCCGGTAGCCGGCGCGCACAAGGTCGAAACCGCCCTGGATCGCCACGCCGCCAATGAAGCCCGTCACGGGCGCGAAAGCGGTCTGCCACACGTCGAATTCGTCGCGGATGCCGGCGCGCTTGTTGGTCATCTGCACAAGCGGGTCGGTGATGGTGTTGATCACGGCGCCCTCGACGCCCGCGGTGAGCAACCGGCCGCCCACGCTCGCGGCGCGGTACGGGATGCCAAGCGCGCTCTCCGGGGTCATGATGCCGCCGGCAAGCTGTCCTAGCCCGGCCACGGTGTATTCCAGCGGCCCCTCGGCCGGCGGGATCAATTCGCTGTAGGCGATGTCTGCCTTGGCGCTGGTCCACCATTTGGTGGCGCGGTCATAGGCCTCGCGCTCGAAGTCCGGCGCGTCCGGTGCCGGCGGGCCGCGCTCGGCAAGCTCGCGCATGTTCGCCAACATGCCGCTGCCGCCAAGCGTGCCCTTGTACTGCATGTCATCGTAGTTCGCGACGAAACGCTCCCACATGCCCGGCCGCGGCTCGGCCTGCTTGGGCGCCACCTCGCCGTCCTGGGCGATTTCGCCCGGGGTCGGCTCGGCCTTGGTCGTGGTCGGGACCGGCGCGGGCGATGCCAGCCCGACCGTCTCCATTTCCTCGCCGTCGCCGCCCGGCAGGATCGTCGGCATGGGCTGGCTCTGCAGGGATTGCCAGTGCGGTGCGTCCGGGCCGACGGTGCGGGCCTGCTGCTGCTCGCCGCCGCCCTGGGGGAATTTAGCCACCGGCACCCTCCGTTGCCGGCTTCTTCTCGGCGCCGGGCTTCTTGCCGCCCTGCTGCGTCACAAGCTCCACGCCTTTCAGCACCCATTGCGCCGCGCCTGCGCCAAACTCCTCGTCAAAGGCCGCGGCGGTTTCCGGGTTGGCGACGATGCGCCGGAAGCTCTCGCGGTCAATCGGCTTCGCCGGCTTGAAGGAAAGCCGGTGCTTCTCGACTTCGGCCACGCTCGAGGGGTCACGCTTCTCGGCCGGCTGCTTGTTCGGGTCCGGGCCGGGGGCGCCGCTGCCTGGCTGCTGTCCGGCCAGCGCGCGGCGGGTGCGCTCGGCGTCCTCGCCCACGTCCAGCTTGCGCGCGTCGGCCGGGGTGACGGGCTGCCCAAGCCCCATCTTTTTCAGCACGCCGCCGGCAAGCTCGCGCGTCTCGCGGTCCTTGATGAATTGCCCGGCGACGGCCGTGAACACCTCGTCCGCCCAATCGCCATAAAGCATCTGAATTTCGGTCACCACGCGGCGCATGGTCTTGACGCGCTCGCTCGGCAGCGCCGCGTCCAGCGTGCCGGCGATTTCCCGGGCCTCGCGGTTGGTGACCGGCATAAGGCTGTTCGGCGGGATGCCGATGCGCTTCTGTGCCGCCATGCGGGCGCCGACGAGGGCCTGCACCGTCGACGGCTTGCCCATGTCGAGCGCGGACAGGGCGGTGCCGACGTCCGGGTCCTGCTCCACGGCGCGCGCGGGATCGTCCTCGCGCAATTTCAGGATCGCGTCCCCCTTCTTGCGCGCCGTCTCGTAAAGCTCCTGCGCGCCGACATAGCCGGCGGTGCCGGCCGCTTTCTTGGCGTCGTCGGCAAGCTGCGTCACCCGGGCGCTGATGTCCTGGCCCGGCAGCACGTCGAAGTCCTTGGTGCTTTCAAAGTACCGGCGGGCCTGCTCGCGCTTGATCACCCACTGCCTGGCGGTGTCGGCGCCTAGCCTGTCGGATACCTGCGCTTCGGAAAGCTCCCCGATTTCCTTGCCGGTGGCGCGGATCGAGGCGATGTCGTTTTCAACGAGGTCCTTGACCTTGCGGGTTTCCTCGCGATCGGCGTGCTGGCGCCGGTATTCGTCGGCGCGGATCGCCGTCTCGGTGCGGTCCACCATGGCCGCGCGCTCGGTAAAGCCCAAATCCGTGGCGCCGGCCGCGATCATGGCCGCATTCACCTTGTTCGTCACCTGCCCGGCAAACTGGCCGGCGGTGATATTCGGGTCCAGCTTGTTGGCCTCGATCACGCGCGCGCCGTGGCCTGCGCCCTCGCCCACATGGTCCAGCACGTCGGACAGCTTCTTGTCCGGGTTTGCAAGGATCGCCTTGGCGCCGGCCGTGCCCTGATAGTGCGCAAGATACAGGGTCGCCGGGGTGATCGGGATGCCGGCGCGGTCAAGCTCGGCGCCCTTCTCCCGCAGCCATTCCACGGCCACGCGGGCTTGCTGCTCGGGCGGGGCGCCGGGCTCGAGGCCAAACCGCTTGCGCTCCTTCTCGCGGAATTGGAACAGCCCGGCCGCGGTGCTGTTCGGGTTCTTCGCGTTGGGATCGAGCCCGCTTTCCAGAATGGCGAAAGCCACCACGCTGTTCGCGTCCACGCCCGCCTCGGTCGCAACGCGGGTGATTTCGTCGCGCGCGGCGCGCTTCTCGTCCGTCATGGCGACGGCGGTGCCCTTGCCATAGCCGGCAAAGGTCGCGGCCAGCGAACGGGCCTCGTCGTAGCGTTGCGACTTGATCAGCCCGTCCACGGTGGCGCCGGCCAGCACAAAGCCATGCCGGGATTTCAGCGCGTTTTTCTCGGCCGCCGGCAGATTGGTCTTGTCGATGTCCGCAAACAGCTTCTCGCGCGCGCCCGTGAACGTGTCCGGGTCGCCGGCCACCATGACGCCAAGCTCGCCCGCGCGCGCGGTGACAGCATCGCGAAAGAACGTCGTCCGGTCGGCATACTCGACGTCGGCCGCCCGGTTGCGCAGCCGCTCGGTCAGAAGGCCGGCGCGCGCCTCATATTTCGGTTTAAGCCGCTCGGGGACGCGCCCGCTCTCATTCAGCCATTTGCGGTTTTCGTCCTCGATCACGGGCACAAAGCCCTCGGTCAGACCCATGGCGCCGGGCGGGGCCTTGCGGCGCTCCTCGTCCAGCCGGCCGTCCAGCCGCGCGGCGTGCTTCTGGAATTCCTGGTCGGCAACAAAGTCCTCGAGGTTCTCTCGCGCGCGCTGCTCGCGGGCCATCATGTCGGCGCCGGCATTGAGCAGGCTGTTGCCGATCGCCGCCGTGGCCGCGGCAGCGCCGGTAGCCGCCCGGTAGCGCGGCATGGTCTGCGGCGCAGTGTCCAGACTGCGCTCCGCAATGACGCGGGGGATGCGGGCCATTACACGCCCCCGGCGACAAAGCCGGACGGCGTGGTCGGCAGCCCGCCACCGCCACCGCCGCCTGGGCTCGGCAGCCCGGGCATCTTGAAGCTGCCGGCCAGCTTGGTGCCGAATTCGACCCACGCCGCGGTGGCCTCGAGGTCCGCCGCATGGCGCGCGGCCACTGCCTGGTAGCGGTCGGCGTGCTTCTGCGCCTTGTAGTTTTCCGATCGCACGCGCGCGCCGAACCGGATGGCATAGACGTCCTTCTCGCTCTCGGAAATCGTGTCATAGGCGAGGTCCGACGGGGTGCCGGTCAACTGGAAGCCCATGCCCAAGTAACGGTTGCGCTGCGCCCCGATCACCCGCGTCGTGGCATCGCGGTGGCGCGCGACGTCGTAGTCCGCCTTGATTTCCTCGAGTTGCCCCTGGCGCTTGTTGAACCACGCGGATGCGTTGTACGAATTGGCGGTGGCCTCGCCGCGCTGCTCTGCCGCCGATGCTTTCAGCCCGGCGCCCGCTGCCATCAAAAACAGGTCGAACATGGGTCAAGGCTCCGCGTCATAGACCGGCGTGATCGAGCGGATCAGCGCCGGCAGGGGAACATTCGGATCGACGCTTACAATGATTTCCGCCCCTTTGTCCCATGATCCCTCGGGGGTCACGACAATCGGACCGGTATGCAGCGGGACGGGGGTATCCATCAAATCGTCGGCCTTGCGCAAAACCGCGCGCTCGGCCTCGAGCCCGTCCTGGGCGATGTCGACCGGGCCGGATTTCAGCAAGTCGATGATGACGGAGAACAGCTTGCGCTTGCGGCCCCGCAGCGAACCATCTTCCTGCTGCGGCACCTCGAGGGTATGCACAAAGGCGGGCATGGGCAGCCCGGCAACGACGTGCGAGGCTTCGCGATCAAGCTCGATCTGGCCCAAGTTGTCCACCACGACGGTCGGATGCGCGGCGCCGTCGGCCAGCACCGCCAGCGTTTCCCCGATCAGATGGTCGAAACCGGCCAGCACGGTGGCCGGCGACCCGCTATATTCCAGTCCGCTGTCAACAAAAAAGGCCTCGATGCTTTCCTCGTGGTCGAATGTCGGGTGCATCACCTCGATATAGCGATCCGTCACGCCGTCGATCGTGCGCTCCACGATGACCCAAATGTCATATTGGTGCTGCCCTGGAATGCAGGCGAGGCTCTTGACCAGCGCGTGGTCGCCCGGATCGGCGGCGGCCTTGGCGATGCCGTGCGGCATAAGGGCGATCATGGATTGATCGGCCTCGTAGATCATGGACACGATCGAGCCGTCCCCGATGCGCAGCCAAACCGTGGTTTCCGGCTCCAGCGCCAGCGTCATTTCCTCGATCCCGTCCATCAAAAGATGGTCGGACAGCACCGATGCCTCGGGCGCAAAATAGGCGTCCTGGTCGTAGTTGTAGGTCATTTCCCGCACCGCGGTCCCGTAACTGTTGGCGTACAGGATGGCGGTGCCGACATTGACCGGGCGGATGGCCTTGGCGCCGATGCGGCGGCCCTTGCGGTGGGTCACGTTGGTTGAGGACAGCACGGCGCCGCGCTCGGCCGGGCCGATGGCGCGCGCAAGCTGCGCAGTGCCATACATGAGGTCGTCAAGCTCGGCCAGCCACGCGATCGCGGACACGGCCGAAATGTCGAATTGCAGCGGGTCGGTTTCCACCTCCGGGGTCGAAACGCCGAAGTCGTCAAGGATGCCGTTCTTGGAAAGCCAGATGGTCGAGGGCT